CTGTAACAATCCAAACGATGTATTGACTGACAAATTCGTACCATGGTTGTTGTTTTCCAACTCTGGAATACGAACTTGAATATAAGGAAAGGATAAAAGATTCATATTGATTGCAGAACTATACGCGGTTGCACTTGTCTTTGTGACAAGAATATCGAGACTTTCTCCAGGCATAATTGCTTTTACAAGTTCAATTCGAACAATATTGCGAAACTTCACAGTCGATGTGGGACCAAGACGTAGACCTGTTGGAAGATTGGAAGGATCGAAATTCACCGTGAAATTGTAGCGTGTCTCACTACTATTCGAAACCCAATCACGATCTGCACTATAGACAAACAAGTTTAGCTCCGTTTCCTTGTATTTCATCGTATCTGGCTCAGGAGTAATAATCATTTGTTGAAGACCACCGTCACGCATTCTTTGAGACGATGGAAGAATGTTGGTAATACTTCCTGCAGCTTCATTTCCAGGACTTCTGGAAAGAGTCGTTTGATTTCCAATGTACAAGGAACGCATATCAGGTGGTTCCGGCAAACCAATTGTGCTACTTTCTTGCGTAGAGATGGCTCGAGCTTCAAGACGTCTTCGTTCACGTTCTGCAAAGGCATTCTCTGCCTCTTCTTCTGCAACTCTGCGTTGACGAGAAAAGACTTCTGTTGCTTCTGCGAATCCATTGAGGGATTGTTCGAGGAGTTTTCCAGATGCTTGAGGGGACGCTTGAGAGGCTTGGAGTGCTCGAAATTCTTCCGCCCTCCGAGCTTCCGTTTCTCGCTCTTCCTTGATTCTCTGGAACATGTCCATCGATACAGGAGGTTCATCGTGCAAAGAAATGCGGAAATCCTTGACCTCTGGAACACGTGCTTTTACATCTTGTCTCGATGCTTGCAGTGCACTGAATGCAGTTCCTACATCCATACGCTCTCTGTCTTGAGGAGCATCCTCGATTGAAGCAACAATAACAGTTGGAGTTCTCTTGACAGGGCCTTGTTCAATGTCATCCACTGCAGACCGTCCTCCACTCGTCTGCATACGTTTCAAGTACATCAAATAATCAGGCAATACGACTTGAAGGACTTCTGCATTCATCGCCTTGACAGGTGCATCCTCCCCTTTTACACGGTACACCTCTCCCATGTAGTGTTTCACAGTTTTCATAAGTCTCGTCGCCTGCCTCTCATTCAAGTCACCTCCAATCCTACGACATATATCATTGTATAGAACTCGCTGAATCATTGCTTCATTCTTCGGATGAAGAAATGCATCATTTGCACCAGGTCGATTCATTCTATTGTCATTGGAAGAGGAAACATCTATACGAATACGAATACGGAAGTTATGTTGAATAGATCCAATCACGCATATCAAGCATGAAACTGTCGGGAGGAGCACGACGACAAAAGTGTAAAAACGGCTCCCCTGAAATCATCCGGTCAATGAAATACATGGAATACATTCCACATTCTGAATTACTAAATTGGAACTTTCGACCATTCCATCCAAGTTCAATGGATGGTTCTTGAAGAGAAAGCCATTGCATGAAATTGTAAATCTGCTTTGGAGGTTTCAATCCATACGAATCAAAATAATAACAACGTTTCTTTGTAATATGAATATATAATCCAACCCAATGGGATCCGTCTTTGTAATGAGGATCGAGGTTGAATATAATTCCAATATGCACTTTTCCTTTTACAATTTCTTTTTCTAAATCCAAAGCACACATTTCACCAATCAGACATTTTTTCTCTTTGTTGTCTTTTGTATCATACGGATCTTGTGCAGCAAAATCAATTGGATATGGCCCGAGAAACCGAAAGTCCTCTCGAGCTTCTTCATATTGTTTCATAACATCTCGAATGTTTGTGCTGTCTAGCCACATATCGGGATCTTTTTTCCAAGAGGATGGTTGAGCAGGTCTGAGCCAGAGACGACTGAGTTCTTTTCTCTTTTCTTCTGAAAAAGGAAGAGCTTCCAGCAGACTTCTCTGATGTTTTGGATCTACATCGACTTTCTTTGCAACCTCTTCTAAGAGTTCTTTGGGATCAAGAGATGTATGTTCTATACCAAGCGTTGTCGCAGCTTCTTTCATAGTCTCAAGAGGTAAACACCCCCCTTCAGGCTTTGTATCTCCTACACGTGGATGACATTGCTCTGGACCAGGATAGATATTTTTTTTTGCCTTGAAAGATCCACCCTTTTGCACCTTGTTTCGTTTTTTTGTTGTTCGAACTCTTCTCGAGGAGTTCTTCATCCTTCTACCTATGTTTTACAATCCTTTCAATTAGATGGGCTCTGCCTTGAGTACTTCTGTACCTACTCCTAGAGTTGCGAATCAAACTATAACACCAGCGACAATGAATGCGGCATCCAATTCTCCATCGTCCTCTCCTCTTCCCAATTCTTCTGTCTTTGGTACGTGTGATGTCCCTGCAGAACTCGATTCACAAAATCCTGTTCGAAGAACCTTTAAAAAAGACAGTAAGTTATACATACCTTTTCTTATTAATTTAATCGTTCTTTTTCTAGCAGGTGTGACGTTCATATATATGTACGTGGATCGACCCGATGTAAGAAAACATTTGAACGCATCTTCTGTAAGTAAATCGTTGAACTCCGTTTCAAAAAATTCTATTTATGTCCGACCGTTAGGACTCTAGAGACCTAGTAGATAGCTGATAGAATGGGCACTGATCTATTTGGACTTATTATTGCAGTCATTGGTATTGTTTGTGTTACAGGAAGTACAATTGTAAATTTCTTCCTCATGAACCATGGTTCAAGTGGTCAGATTGTGATTGATGAAAACCTGAAACGTGTTCTATGGCCTGCTTTGACAGGTGTGATCATTATGATTATTGGATTTGTTCTTTGGGTCAGTTTATCTGTCAATGAACATAAATTTTCTGTAACGTTTCTTCTCGCATTTTCTTCCTATTTTATATCCATGTTTGCTCTCTTGTTTTCCTTATATCAGGTGAATCTCACAGTACAATAGAGGAATGGCGTATGAGTCGTTACCACTTGTTTTTACAGGAGTTTGTTTCGTAGCTATTCTCATTTACATGTATTTGAGTATTAGTAAATATAGAGCATCCTATAATTCTCTTGAGAATCGCGACTATGCATCTCAAGTCATACTTCCTAGTCAAATCTTATTACTTTTCATAGGAATGTCCTATGCACTTATACTCTACAATTCGACGGATGAAGTGAAAATGAGTAACATAATCGTTGTCACTTCTGGTGGAGGAATTCTTGTAAGTATTCTTGCAGGATACCTCTGCTGTCTTCGAATTCGTTTTAGAGCGAACGACTAACGTCTAACAACTAACTATTCATACACAACATTCCTTGAATCCTGTGTTGAATTCTACACTTCCCACTCCAAACCATCTCTGAAGACTCATCCTTCTGATCCGAACGATTCAAAAACGAAATTCCATGAAACTTCACCGCGACCCTCAAACGTTTTCCTGGTTTCAAATCCTCTGGCGTTGTCTCTCTCCACCCTTTCCCAGATTCATACATGGGAGGTTTTTGTCCAAACCCTCGCCCTCCTTCTCCCCTACTCCGACTTGGAGGTGTTCCCAAAGGACAATGCAAAAGCAATTGATTGTCCTGGAAAATCGGTTGGAATCCTTGTCTCACTTCCTGTGTCGTAAAATCAGTCTTGAACCAGCCATATTGATGATATACAATCGCACCTACCAATGTTTCTTGAAGTGTACTCAACTTAATACACGCTAGACTCGTCTCTGACATATCTAACACAAGTTTCCCAGTATGGATGTTGTACTCTATAACTGTCAGAGGTGGAAACAAGAGAGATACATACGGTAGGCGAAAGTGTGTTCCGAAATAGGACAACGGTGCCATTGGTTTTTGTGTAGACTCTTTTCTTGCCCAAGGATTTCCTATATTCATATTCCCGATCTCTACTTTTTGTATTGGTAACTGCCACTCCATCTTACACACTCCTACAACCTCTCTAAGACTCCTTGTTTAGACCATACCTTCTTTCCAATCTACTTGTTCATAACTGTATTGAAAGGGAGACTCTGTTAATAGACTTTTTCGATTGTTTGATATCTTTTTTGCAATCGCAATACAATAGATTTGTTCTTGTGTAGGAAAACTTGAACAATTCCTTGACCCATGCCCTTGTCGATGATTTACATCGATCCACATATCTTTTGGTGAAGGATTTACAGCTATATATAACTCTTTCAGTTCCATCCCATATTTCTCTGTAAAGATTGATAAAAAGAATTCAGGACTAAATTGATACATCCCATGACCAGACATATTATTGTTTGGAACAACACTGCAAAACACTCCACCCACCTCTAACAAGGTCTGTATAGTTTCAAACACTTGTGGCACATGAAAGATATGTTCCGTTGTTCCACAATCTATAATAAAATCATATCGTTTCTCAAGTTGTATAGGCTTATTCATATCATGGAGAATAGTAGCCCCTTCAAACTTTGAATAATCAAGAGAATCTACTTCCTCAAACCCTAGATCCTGTAACAATTGTTCTATAAACTCATTTTTTTTATATCTATGTGTCAATTTCTTAAAACCATATTTGTCGAGTATTCTATTTATAGAATGTGTGGTTTGAAAAATCTGTTGGCGTCCCAGCATGAGACATCGTTTTTTCGTTTGTATATATGTTTGAGAAACTAAGAGTGTTTCAAGACCAATTTCATCAATACCCATGTATACCATATACACAATGCAATGTTTTAGACCGCTGGACATTTCAAAGCAAAGGACTGCATTCAGCAAAATAGGCTTGAATTTTGTTTAGAAATGTTCAGCGGTCGGCGGCAAATGGGCATTTCAAATGCCCATTGGTCTAGGTATACTTGCTTTTTCTTTGCAAGTCTAAACAATTCCAACAAGTGTGAATGTAATGAATTCGACACAATCCTCCTTAGGACACTCCATTTGTTGGAGAGGTCCCCCCGGTTCAGGAAAACGTCATGCACTTCAAACACAACTACAACTCTGGGCAAAATCGATGGGACAACTCTATGTTTTGAAACGACAATTCTGGGACGCCCCCTTGCAAGGAGGAGAAATGCAAGAGGATGGTGATGAGGTATCGAGTGATGAAAAAGCTCTCCTACCGATGGAAGTCTCTATTCTACACTGGGGCTTTGATGTAGCTCGTATGTCTCTGCAAGACAAACAATATATCAAAAGCATTTTACTTCGTTGGGGTCGTGGAAGTCAAGTCTTAGCAAATTCTGGACATTCTGCACGCTGTCTTGTTCTCTACCACGCACATCTCTTGAGCAGTGAATCGATTCTCTTCTTACAAGCCTTTTTGGAAGAGAATTGTCACGACACAATTCTATGGATGACGAGTGAACATCCTCTCCCACCGCGTCTCGCAGACTGGTGTATTGAACTCCCTGTTGGTTCGAAGATTGATAGAAATCTCGAGAAACTCCAATTCACTCCAGGGATTCCAACGATTCAAGAAGAGATTGTAGAAATTTACAAACTCTGGATGGAATCTCCACCAACTCTGTCAGATGTGAAAAAAATACGTTCCGTTGTCTATGGACTTCTCCATCGAAACATTCGATGGACCGATGGATTTCATCACTGGATGTTTGCTCTCGATTCTCTTCCTCTTACACTGGACCAAAAAGCTCGTGTCGCAGATGTCTGTATTCGCCAACCTTTTACAGGCCCTGGACAAACCGTTCCTTCGTATCGAATCCCTATTCTCTGGGAAAACTATCTCCTATGTCTGAGACAAGCTCTTGCTCCTTTGAAAGAATCTGACTCTGCCTCAGACAACATCACAAAGCCTCCTAAAAAAATTACCTCCAGAAAAGGCAAAGGAGTCTCGAAAGATGCTCCCACTTGTTCTTGAAACTCTTGTACAATCGGTGGATACGAAAGTCAAGAGTATGGACCCATTCCCCTGGGTGGAGGACGAACCGACCGAGGAAGATCTAGATCTTTTGAAAAAGGAAGCTTTTGGTGATTCGAACTTTGATCCTCTGAAACTTCGTCGTACCATGTACGAAGGAATGCTTCGAGATGAAATAGAACTTGTTTGTAAACGTGGTCCATTTGCAAAAGTGATCGCTCTCGTGAGACCAGGAGATGTTGTTCCATGGGATACATTTTCTCGTATTTTTCAAGCGTTCGGTCCACCAATGACAAAAGAGTTTTGGAGAGTCTTTTTCTTCGCAAATCCAATTCAAAGAACTCTTCCATCCGAAGGAGAAGAAGTCTCTTCGAAACACATCAATGGTGGATATACATACCCCTGTGATCCTTCCTGTGTAGTTGTCTATCGTCTTGAAGAATGTGATCGTGTATTGATTCATGAACTCCTCCATGCCTCTTGCACAGATGATATGACACAGCCAGAAGAGATACGAGAATGTCTCACAGAAACCTGGGCTGAACTCTTTCTAGTCGCGATTCGTGCTAGAGGGAGTTTGAAGAAAGCAGCAGGTCTTTGGAATCGTCAAGCTCGTTGGATTGCAAACCAAGAAGCTGTTCTACGAAAAAGGAACAATGTCAATGTTCCGAGCGATTATGCGTGGAGATATACGGTGAGTCGTCGATCGTTTCTAGAAACTCTTGGAATTTCACTTCCAAACCCCAGCCGCAACCCTCTTACAGAGCTTGGAGGATCGTCTCGATTCACATGTATTTAATCATCATTTTTATCAAGAATCGTCATGGAAGAAAAGCGAGGATCTGCATGGAGACTTGCATTCAATTGCACCTTTTGAGATTCAGGCATAGAACTTCCGTATGTGTACCATACAGATCCGGAATTCACTGTAATTGCGTAGCCATAGGAATCCACTGTAAGAGGTTGCTGGAGTGTCTTTGTCTTGTTGTAAGGAGCTGGCATTCCTTGTTTACACCATGCTGGAAGAATATAGTCACATATCGTAACAACTTGATTGTTTGTTATATATTTGTTCACGATAGGAAATGTATTTCCTTGTACAGGATCACAGACTTCTGCAGCATAGAAGGTTCCATCTGAATTCGTCAACCACCATGTGTTTGTCAACACACTTGTAACAAGTTCAAAGATTTCATGGGACAAGATTTCTGAGACACAAGGGAGTTGCTGATTGGGAGCATTCATGGTTGAATAGAAGAGTCCTCCTCCTATATCGAGAATCGATTGAACAAACACCTTCCCCTCTTTTACACCATTCACATTCGTATGATAGCCAAACACTCCAGAGACATCTGTGTAATTCTGTAAAAAGACTGTACCTAGAACTGTCGTTGAACCAGGTGTAGGTGTAGGAACAGGCTGATTTTTTTCAACAGGAAATACTTTCACAGGCTGTGATTTCCAATCGTTGCAAAAGGTATTCAACGCCATATTCATAGCATTTCCTAACAGCTCTAGATCTGCACTTGTGAGAGCAGTTGTTTCGTCTTTTAGAAAAAGAGTGGATCCGTAGACAGGGTATGGTTGACTCATATCTATTCAGACACTTTCTAAAAATTGATTTTGCTTCTTGTGTATGGGAAGGTATACACAAAGCTACCTATGGGGGTCCGAGGTTTAATGACATATATACATTCTTTGAAGAAATATGCTGATATGAAACAGAAACATCTATCGATTGGCTTGGACGGGTATTGTTTACTCTATACCTTCAAAGACAAGACACATGCCTTTGAACAGTATTTACGAAATCTACAAGCATTGCGTCATACACTGACCTTTGTCATGGATTGTAAAGCGTCAGATGAAAAGAAACAAGTGATGAATCAAAGAAGAGAAGCTCGTGATCAGGCAGAAGAAGAAGCTCAAGAACTTCGATCCTTTCTCTCCTCAGAACTCTTTGAAGCACTTGACCCGTCACAGAAAGAAGCGGTTGAGAAGAAATTAGAACAGACCCAGAGAAATGCATGGCATATGACAACAGCCCATATGACATGGTTAAAAGAAATGCTTCAGACCCTTCAAATTCCTCTTGTATGGGCTGAAGGAGAAGCAGATGAAGCACTTGCAAAAGGTGCGAAACAAGGACAGTATTCTGTTGTAGTAAGTTCTGATTCAGATTTACTCATTCTTGGAGTGGAGACTCTATGGATTCCTCGAGGGGTTGGGATTCAGCACACAGAACTTCGTGGGATGGACTTTCGTCGGTTTGTTGGTCTTGCTGGGGCAGATCGACTGTTTGAACTTGCTTATCTTGCTGGGTGTGATGTTCAACCTCGGAGTCTTGTTCCGTTTGCGACTGCTGTGAGCTGGCTACGGTTTTATGGGAGTCTTCAGAAAGTGCATGAGAAGTTTCCTGAGAAGGTGACTCAGAAGGATCTGGAGACGTTTGCGACGATGCGATCTCCTGGTGGCTGCTGGTCTCTTTAGTCGACTCTTTGGTAGACTTTGTAGTCGTATCTTTGATAGACTCTGTAGTCGTATCTTTGATATGACGATTTCGAATATCGATCCCTGTAACAAGACAAAAGATCTGGAAGAGTGCTGAACAAATATGATACAACGCACCATATACCATCAATTTCATAAGACTCTTTGAAATAGGCAAAAAACAAAGTATACCAATCGTACATACAAACATAAAACTTGCAATACTACGAATCACACATTTTTTCAAACTCACCTCTTCTGTGTATGTTTTAGGTTCCATGACAATACAGAAAAACACAATACATAAGAGTCCTATATCGAAGAGATTGAACCAATGTCTTGTATGAAAACTCAGTAGACTAAAGAAAGGATAGACTGTAAGAAGTGCTCTTTCATACGGAAGTCCCCATGCTTCCTCAGGAGAAAAGTAGAAACTTGTATAGGATATGAGAAACACAATAAGACTGAAATTGAAATCATTCATAGAAAGAGCGGCGAGCATCATCCATTCCATGCCTTTCAAATATTCTTTTAAAAATTTGTCTTGAAGTATATCATTGTCTGCGACAAGATCATCGTAGATTTTTGCAGCAGCTCCTCCTAGGGCTGCGTAGAGATACTCCATTTCTCAGAAGGAGACTTTTTTTCCTTTTCCTGTTTCCGCAGCTGCGGCAGCGGCAAAGGCCGCGGCTGCGGAGATAGTTCTTTTTGACATTCCTTCTTGTATACACAAATACACTGAAAGAGGAAAGAACAGAATACATAAGCTGCTGCATACCACAGTAGTTTCACAACACTCTTCGATATAGGAAAGAAATCGAGATGTGTTACGAACAAAATACATAGAAAGACGAATGAACCGCTAAAACGAATCAAACATTTTTCAAGACTTCCTTCTTCTTGCTTTGGTAGAAAAACAGAATCAATACAAATTAAACAAAGTCCTCCAACAAAAAGAAGACAATCGAACACTGTAAACCATTGACGTGTTGGGTAACTCAAGACAAGAAAAAAGGGATATACGAGGAGCAATGCTTTTTCATACGGAAGACTCCAACCTTCTTCCGCATCAAAGGAGTAATGCAAACAACATATTGTGTAAAGAATCAAGGTGAAATTGAAATCTTGTATAGAAAGAATTGCGAGCATACTCCACTCCACACCCTTTAACACTTCTTTCCAAAGATCCTCTTGTATCACAGGATTGTCTGCGACAAGATCATCAAAGAGTTTTGCGGCAGTTCCTCCTACAACCGCGTACAAAGACTCCATTAGTAGGAAAGTGTGTTTTTATTCGGTTGTTTGAAACGTAGTATCTTGTTTTTCTTTATACGTTGTTCCTGTTGCAATCGAATAGACTTGAAAGAATGCAGAGAAGAGTGTGTATCCAAACGAATACAGAAGCACTTTCTGAATCATTCGAGAAAATCCTAGAAAGTATCCTAGTACTAAGACGCACGCTTGTACAATAGCTGCTGCAATTCGTATCATACATTTTCGAATACTAATCTCCTCTTGCACAGCACCAGGTTCTTTCAAGACATTCATAGAAGAAATCACGAGAAAGAGAACATCAAATGCACTAAAGGTTTCTCTTTCCGGAAATGTGCAAAAGAGAAGAATTGGATACAAATACATCAAGGCTTGTTCATACTGTTTGTTGTAGGCGAGGGGATTTGCAAATTTATTGAATGAAGCAAGTGCGTAGAGAACAAGAGATGTATTGAAATCTTTCATAGACATCATTGTTAACAACGTCCATTCCAATCCTTGGAACAATTCTTTTGCGTAAGGCTCTTTGTAAAGAACATTGTCTACGAAACAATCATCGTAGACTTTTGCGACAGATCCTCCTAAAAAAGCATAGAGATACTCCATTTCTTTGTCTTTGTTTTTCTTATAGTCTCTTCAAAACGCATAGAAAAAAGAAGAGATTTCTCCTTCTTTCTATAGGTTCTAGTTTCATATACTCTGGGTTGTATGGTATAGTTTCTTACGCAGAAACGACATTCTTGATGTAGTGCACATTCAAGTACTTCTGGAGGTTGAAGTAGGTCAGCTTGTCACCCTCCTTCAGGCCAAGAAGCTTCAACAGCTTGGCATCGGCGTTGATGTCATGCTTGTTCTTCAGGTTGTTCTCCTTCACGTAGTTCGTGATGAACTTGGTGACATTGGAGCGGCTCTCCTGGCTGCCAGAAGGGCGGCCCAAGAAGGAGCAGAGCTCAGGGCTGATGTTGGTGGGGATCTGGAAGATGCTCACACGAACAGGCTTGCCCTCCTCGCCCTCAACAGGGGCCTTGCGACGGCGACGCTTGTCAGCCATCTTCTGGGTCTTGGCAGAAATCTTCTCCAAACGCTTGGACTCCGAGATCAGCTCAGAGAGAGTCTCGCGAAGAGCCAGAAGACCGGCCGTAATTGCACGGGCACGGGTCTCGAGACGAACCTCCTCAACAGGGGCAGCCTCCTCCGTGGCGGCCGCTGCAGGGACAGGGACAACTCCCGCGGCCACAACAGGGGTGGTGGAACGAGGGCGAGATGCCTTCGCTGCAGGAGCAGGAGCAGCAGCAGCTGCAGGGGCAGCGGCGGCGGCCTTGGCAGAAGCCTTGGTGGTGGTGGCCGCGGCGGCCGCGGGGGCAGCAACGGCTGCAGGAACTTCATCAGTCTTCTTGGTCACACGCTTGACAGACTTCGCAGGGGTTGCAACGGCAGAGCTCATTATATTACTGGAGGAGGTTGAATTAGACGACATTTTACGCAGGACTTATCATTTCTGCAGGCAAAGCATTCAACTTTTGGTCAAAACTCCAATTCTACAACAACTCCCTTATGACCGGACTCGGCTATTTTGTCTGGTGCGTTCGTTTTATTTTGAAGTCGTGAGCTAATTGCGTCTACATTTAGAAAAAAACTTTCCATAGAACAATCCATATAGTTTTGTCTTCTTTCACACCCCCCGACAAAGTAGAAGGATGTCATCTGACTCTTCTAGCAATGTTCTTTGTGCTAGTATCAAATCAAAGAAGAATCCTCATTTGAGATGTCCGAACTCTGCCTCCAAGGGAGAGTGGTGTGCTCGTCATATAAGAACAAAAGTACATTGGCAAGGACAAAAGCATAGTATATTCTCAAAAAAAGAACATGCCGCAGGGAAAAAGATTTCATCCTTCTTTTACACGTTTGTTCGAAGATCTCTAAGAAGAATTCATGGACCTGGTCTTTACTGCATAGAACGTTCACAGAATGATAAAGATATTTATTCTATGGATTCTATTCTAACAATTCCATTTACCTATCATTTCAGTTATATAGATTCCAAAAAACTTCTATGGGTCTTTGATCTACGATTTCTTCTATATAGCTTGAATTATGGAAATGAATTAAAGAATCCTTTTACTCAAGAAAATATACCTTCTTCTGTGAAAGACCGTTTACAATCTCTCGCAGAACGCCTTCAAAAAGCGAAACAACCCATTGTCTATCTAGAGTCTGATTCTCTTACTCCAGAACAACTTTGGAATCAAAAGGTATTAGATGTCTTTTTAAAACTCCACATACATGGATATAGTGCAAATATTCAATGGTTTGAATCATTGTCTGTTCCTGGACACGAACTCTTTTATAAAAATCTCTATTTCCTCTGGAATGATAGTATTGGATTGACCAACACCGAGAGAGAGAAATTGATTCCTGGACACATGTCTGGAAGATTTCCTGTGTTTCGTTGGCATCCAAGAGCCCTCCAAGGAAAAACCTATACGTTGAAATGGTGGAGGAAACAAACTCTGAATCTCATGAATACCTTTCTCACAAGAGCGAATGAGAAAGAAATGAGAGGATGTGGAGCTCTCTATGTTCTCACAGCCTTAGTTCAGACTCATCCAAAAGCCGCAGAAGCATTTCCTTATCTTTTACATTGATATAAACTCCTTTCCAAAGAATCTCTAGAAGTTCGAATGCCTTTTCTTGTAGAGTTTCTTTCCTTGTTTCAACAGAAAAAAAATCCATGTCACACTCTTATACAAGAATTTTCCAATTGTGAACGATATACAAACACAGTATCAGATGTGCAATGGACGGATGGATCAAAAATACTCTGTTACAAAGAATTTTTGAGTCTGAATGAATGTTTATCGAAAGACTCTAGCGATTCGTTACGATAGGTCCTCGAAGCCCTTGGAGTTTGCTGGGTAAATTGTATTGTTTCCTCAGAGTTTCTTGTCTTCCTTGATTCGCAATCAATTCTGAATTGTTTCTATAGAGTTGAGACGGATCGTTGGAACAACACTTTACAGTACTTGGTTTATTATACACATAATCGGTGTAAGTACCACACGCAAGTTGTTGTAATCCTAGAGAATTTCCATTCGCATCGAAGACTTCTGTCAGAGGGAGTTTGATCAAGATGGAGTATGGTTCTGAACTCTTAGCGTCTGAACAAACTGCACAATGTTGTGCTGCGATCAGAGGACTCGCAGTGTCTACATTCTGAATTGCATTCGCAACCCCTCTTGCACCTCCTGAAGGACTGCTGTTGCAATTTGTTTCATACGCAGTACTTTGATTCTTCTCCAGAATGTTTGCGATAGATCCTCCTGGTTTGGAGAAACTTGTCTCTACAGGAACAGCTCTCTCGACGGATGCAGAAAGTGCTTGTGCTTTGAGAGTTACTTGGGAAGCGTCTTGACCGTTCTGGAATCCAATGAGTCTGCTTTGGAGTTTCGTTTGTCTTCTCATATACTCTCCATAGTTCATTCTGTATATTTCATTCAAAATAAAATACATTAGGCAAGAGAGTCCTTCTTTGTAAGACTCTTCTTTCATAGTTCGCCTGGCAAAAAAAGTTGATTGCGTCGCCCCCACCAACTGGCAAGTCCAAACCAATATGAGCTCGCCAGTTGTCCAGCCTTCTTCGTTCCAAGTCTCGAAAGTTGTCATCACTCCCCCCAAAGTCTTAGACTCGGGTGGAAAGATGTCATACTTGAATTACGACTCGAAGAACCTTCTCATCCAGACCCCAAGTCTTCCAAGTCCCTTTGGCCTCAATGTCTTCGACAAGGCAGGCCCCCCAAAGTATTCCATTGACCTTGCTATGCGAGGATACCAAGATAACCAGAAAGTACAAGCATTCTATTCAGCACTTGGTGCACTAGACGAATTTATGATTGACCAAGGAGTCAAGAACAGCAAAGTATGGTTTAAGAGTGATATGAAGCGTGAGGTGGTTTCGGCCTTCTACACGCCATGTGTAAAGTTCGGTCGTGACAAGGATGGCAATCAGACTCCTTATCCTCCCAACATCAAGATTCAATTGAAAAAGAACAGAGATGGAACTGACTTCGAATGCAAGTTCTTTGATGCAGCATCAAAGGCAGATCCAAATGCAAAGCCCTTGAGTGGAATTCCTATTGAAGAGATGCTGGTCAAGCGTGTGGAGTGCACTGCTTTGATCCAGTGCACGGGTGTCTGGTTTGCTGGTGGAAAGTTCGGTGTCAGCTGGAAGGCCGTTCAGATCCGTCTCGATCGGGTCCCTGAAGGAATTCGAGGATATGGATTCGTGGAAGATGAGGGTGAAACTTCTGAGACAAAGCCTACCACTGCATCTCTCTTCAAGCAGAAGCCTGTGCAGGAGGAAGAAGAGGAGGAGGAGCAAGAGGAAGAGCCTATTCCTTCCCAGCCTGCTCTCGTGGATGATGACGAAGACGAAGAGGTGACTGCCCCAGCACCTGTTCCCAAGAAAACTATTGTGACAAAGAAGAAGATTGTCACAGCAGCTAAGAAGTAAATGAACAAGAAATAGACTAGATGTAAACAGACTTTTTTCGTGTATTATTCTAAGATTTTTAGTACTAAATATGTTATTCCAACAGCAAACCCAAGAAGTATAACTATATTTAATGTTATAAGAAAATAGTCTGTTCTTATAACGGATGTTTGAGATTCTATTGCAACTGCTGCTTCTTCATGATCTTCGTCTTCTTGTTCCTCTTTTACACCTGGTAAACGAATAATAAAGGAATCTTCCATATGCAATCTACTTATCATAGAACCGGGCAGTAGCTTTAGCTCGGACCCATGCTATTAATACCGCCAGACCCTGAGCTAGGGTTTGCAGGATACAACGCCATGTTTGCATCAATCGTAGTATCAGCAGGATTGGTCTGCTTCTTCAATTCATTGGCATAGACTGTGCACGCATTACAGCCGATACGATTGTCGATCAAACTCTCAGCACCTGTGATCCCAGGAGCTTTCAAACTCGCATTCATTGCGGCAGGTGCCGCAGTGACCGTAGCAGCCTTCCAGTCGTTGTAGTAACTGTTCACCGCTTTTCCTTGATTTCTCTTGGTTACGAGAGAGGCATCACGAACTGTCAACATCTTCTACAAAGGTTTAGGAAAGTTTTTGATCTTTGGAAAGAGGACAGGCACGAGCAGGGGGTGCTGGTGGAGCTGGAGTAATTGGACAAACAGGTATGATAATAGGACTGTAAAATTGTATAGGCGGTTGACAACTTTCTGTGACATCGATCACATTCTGAATTCGCACCGACTCCGATCCAAACTGTCGTTTGAGGCGAGATGCCGCAAGAAGTTCTTTTGCACGATCTTGTGTTACAACATTTGTCTCACATCGTTTTGTCATGCCATCTTGCACGACTGTAAAAGAGTTTATATAGGAACTTTCTGCTGGCGTTATAGGCGGTGCAACACTCGGGTATGGAGGGCACGAACTACAAGAGTCTGTTCCTACCGATGGAAAGGATGTCCCTCTTACAAGAGAATTGATGCGAGCTCCTTCCGTCAGTCTACTTCCAACACCATTCATCGGACTATACGAACATGTCGGTTGTGATTTTGCTCTATCTTGTAGTATGGGCATACTTCTAATTTCGTACTATAGAATTAGATGAGATTTGTCTCCTTTTGTATTATAGTCGCATGCATTGTTATTATCGTATTGCATGTACAAAATCGTTGGAAGATACACACAAGAACAGAGGGATTTCTTTCTATTGGAGGTGGAAGTGTTGATGAAATCAAAGGAGCATTAGCCGATATAGGAAAAGATCTCGATACATTTAATAAAGCAGCAAGAGAAGAATATCCTCCTTTTGAAAGTGATACGAGTTATCTTGATTTAATGAATCCTGCTACGAATTCCGTACATGATCCTAAAAAATACCAATGTGCTACAGAAGCTGCAATACGAGAATTTCTTTCCTTTTTTGATCTTCCAGATATATGTTTACTATATACTGGTATGCGGAGGAGACAATATGCTCGTGAAAAAATACAACAAGTTGCCATTGATCTGAAGAATGCGAAAGCAGAGAATTTGCGAGATCTTACAGACAAAGAAACCAAAGATAGAGTAGAAGCATATTTTGCAACGAAAGTCCCTCGTGGTCTTCTTGTATGCACTATACCTGATCTGAAAACGTGCACAGATGGTGGAAGACTTTTACAATATCCCTTATCTCTCTATTTTTTCGATTGGATTGTTTTTATGATACAAATCCCTATTCATTTCGCTTCAAGTGCTATGTTTATGTCACTCTATGCTGCGTATAAATTACAGAAAGAGGATGAACAGATTGATGTTGCAATTTCCAAAGTAGATTTGAAAGAAGCAATTCCTCTTCCTCCAGGAAAAGATATTTCTGAGAGTATGCCAGCGTCATTTCTCGAAGGGTTCTTTAATGATGACAATTTAGATGATCCAGAATACGAAGCTATATTGGAACAAATATTAAACAATTCTCAAAATCTGAAACTCATTGAAAATGAAGGGATGGCACTTCGCTTAGTAAAAGTTTGGAAGAAGAAACAAATGCTTATGGTACTACAAATGCTAAAGGAGCTTTATGCAATGTCAAAAGATGTACAAGATGCTCGTAACAATATAAATCAAACTATGCTTAAAGGTTTTTCAGATGAAAATCTAAATAGAATTAAAGGATATGCATATATAATAGCAACAAGTTATGTGCAATTTATGGTAAATTATATTAAAACACTCCCTTTTATCAGGAATGAATATCCAATATATCGTGCAATCAAACTACAACCTTTCTTAGAAATTGGTAAGGTATACTCTAGAAAAATCGATCAGAAAATGAAACAAATGAAATACTTTCCATACCAAGTTCCAGAGCTTATCTATAATGCTTGTGATTAGACTCTTCTGGTTTTCCTCCCTTTTCTTCTTCCTCCTGCCTGTGTTTTCTTAATCTTTTCCGTTCGTTCTGCTTTTTCCTTCAAAAGTGTCGCTAATCCCTTTTGATGTCCACTGCAACGAAGTCCAAATGCAGGCAATACTGCCGATGGATGGTTTCTCCCTTTCTCTTGAATTGCGTGGAGTTTCTGTACAAGACAATTGAGATTTGTCTCGAAAAATTCCTTTTCCTTTTTCCCTGCTATGATGAGTGCATAGTACATATGCAAGAGAAGATCTGGGGTTCCAAATCGACACTCTGTTCCATCACGAAGCTTCACAGGACTATAGGAGTGACATGCAGATTCTTGGAAAAAAAGTGCAAGTGGTTTCTTCCCCTTTCGCACTTGTACACAATCAAAGAATCCATCCGTCATTGCTTCCACAACTTCGACTTGAATCCCTCTTGTTCCAAGAATGTCTTGGATATCTTCTCCATCGATACGTGCTTGAGAACTCAATGCTAAGACTGGCCCACCGAACCTTAGAAACTCTTCGAATCCAAGTTGTTTCTGATGCAACTCTTTTTCAAAAAACAAAATCACATCAGGTCCAACAAAGACTCTTTTGTTTCGTATACAAAATTTCAATAGAATCTCTCGCTCCTTTTCACTCGGTTCATCCAGAGTCTTGATCTGTTCTGAACAAGTTCCTATAGGAAATTCATGGTTCAACAACGTCAATCGTTCATACACTTTCTTCCATCGATCGACTTCTCCACGAGGACGAGATAACTCTAAATACATCATCATACGTAAGAAATCAGGATCTGCAAACAGAATCCCATCCACATCTTTTGCACGTTTTTGCAAGATCGTAAAGAGTTTTGGGTGAATCTCGGAACAATCCGCCACAGGAATATAATTCACATAGACTTTGATTGTACCATCATGAACACCTACTTTTTTACTAATATCTTCAAATCCCTCCTTTTTCAGAATCTCTAATAAATCATTCACATCTCCAGAAGCGTCTGGTGTGAAAAAATCATAGTCTGGAATCATATACGACATATCGTAAAACTGACGTTTCTTTGGTAACAAAGAATTAATCGCTTGTCCTCCATAGCAGACACGTTTCTTTTTTCTTAGAAATCGTTCGACAACTTCAATTGCTTTGAGAATATCTTCATCATGGGCAATTGTATAATCAATTCTTTTTTTTGCCTCGTCAACAACTTTCTCCAGTCGTTCAAACTGATTCTGAATCTGTTGTCGACTCAACAACGGACTCAAAATCTCCTCAGCATCTTGTTCCATCTCTTTTATTCTCCTATTTTTACTTGACCTGGTTGAAGTTCGGGTGATGCACGAGCATTCATCTGTTCTCCTGGTTTTGCAGGTACAATGGAATCAGGTTTTGTAAATCGTGTCGCAGGTTCTTTCAATTTCCACGCATATCCATCCCATGTTTCCCAGATTGGTTTTGTGTATTCAACATTTGAAAAATAACTAATAGGAACACATTGAATTCCAGTCAGCATTGCGTTAAATGCTTGTGCTGGTGATGGTACGATCGACGGATCGTCTAAGAGTGTGGAGTGCCACACTGCTCTTGATTGATCTGTCCAGTTCACTTTGCTACCACTAATATCAGTCATTCGAAGCATTCTTGATCCTACTGTAATTCCTTGCGTCACTTGTGATTCTACGACAGGAAGATAGTTGAAATTTGCGTATTCATACAAGGATGGTGTAAGTCCTGCATATGCATCTTTCACACAAATCTTAATATTAAAATTCGTAAATATAATAATTTTATCTACAAATTGACTTAATTCTACATTCGTCAACAAGTCATTCTCCTTTGTTGCTCCTACAACTGACCCAAGTTGTCCAATGGTTTTTAAACAACGATTCCGAATTGGTTCTAAATCTAATGCAATTTGATGCATGAACATTGCATACTGCCTCTCCTCTTTTACAGGGTCTGGGACATATGGATCCACTTGATGGAGAAAGAGTAAGAGAGGTTCTTTGGCTTGAGCACCGTTTGCAGTATAATACTGAGACAGTGCTTTGGTGAAATCAAAGACAGAAATTCCGTTCATACTCACAATATTTCCTGTCGTGTTTCGACAGACAATCGCTGGCTTTCCTGAGTAAGGCCAAATAGGTGGACGCTTGTTATCATCCTTGTATGTGCTTATAGGAAGAACAAAACTCCTACATCCTGCTCGGAGAGCTTTTTGAAGAAAGAGTGCAGGTTGAAAAATTCCATTGTCAAAGGGTCCCATGTATCCTGCGAGATGCATTGTTAGAGGACAAAGATTAATCAAATAGTTCTGTCGACCTTGTAATTGTGATAAGAGCCCGTTCCATCCTTTTGCACCTTCCCAAAAGACATCTTTTCCTGATCCCACGTATTTCACTGTACGATTTTGAATGGCTAACGCTACCGCTGGTTGTGATGTTCTTGGTTCTTTCGCACAGTCTTTAATCACATAATACACGTAAAAAGAAAGTCCTACAATGAGGACCATCATGATCAAGAGTTGCATTAGATGTTGAAAGACTGATAAGTTTCTCACTTGCCCTGTTCCAATTGCAGTTCCAACTTCTGTTCCTAACTGTTTGAAGAAACTGAGTACAGCCCCCATCCTCTGTCTATGGATGGAATTGTTTGTGTGCTTCCGAAAGCGTTAGAATAGGAACTTGAAGCTCCATCGCCTTTTTCACCTTTCCAGTTGGTTTTACACCGCTGCTCGGGACAATGACATAGCTTGTTGTCTTTTTTACAGTATCTTCGATCTTCCAGCCATCTTTCTCCAAAAGAACCTCCAAGTCTTTGTCTCGAACCCCTGTGAATACAATGGAACCTTTTGCTGCAGGTCCAGGTCTTTCCACAGGTCCAGAGGATGGTCCAGAGGATGGTCCAGAGGATGGTGCAGAAGCACCAGCACCAGCAACTTCTTTGGTGGGGAACGAAGTTGCAATCCAATCCCAGATTTTGTCTAAAGACTCTATGACTTCGTCAATACTCTCCTTGCCCCATCCTTCAGGGACACATGTTGCAAAGGTCTTTGGCCAGAGTTTGGCATTCCCTTCTTTTTCAAACAACGTGCGGAGTTTCCTCTCCCCCACTCCTCTGGGAAGCAAATTGCTTGCACGAAAGAGTTCTGAAGTGTCTGCTTTTGCCACACAACTTCGGAGAGAAGCATGAAGGGATGGTCCTCTTCCTGCTCCAATCCATTTTCCAAGAGTCTCAGGCGTTGCTGCCCACAAGTCTTTCATCGATCGAATCCCTCCTTCCACACACTTTTTCACCAACCCAGGACCGACTCCCTCCACTCCAAGAGTCTGGAGTGCGTGGAGGATCGCCTTCTCCACGATTGCAGAATCTTCCAAAAGAACTGCATGGACATGATTGGAATCCCATTTCCATGCTGGAACGTCCGGTGGAAGTCTATCAATAGCACTCTCCTCTAACACTTCGTCTAATGTTGGAATCACATCTCCACTTCTTCGCACGACAATCTTTGCTCCAACGCCTACACATTTTGCATACATAAGACCGGCATTGTGTCCCGACAACCACTGTATGGTTGCTCCTCCAATTGTAACTGGTTGAATCTCAATTCTGGGAATTAAAGTGCCTGTACGACTTGCATTCCATTCCACACGAACCACTTCTGTTTTTGCTTTCTGTTCTTCCATCTCGGCCTTGAAGGCAATTGAATCTTTTGGATTTGCGTCCTCCCCTCCAGCAATGGGAAGAGGAATCGAATTCACTCCGACCACAAGTCCATCGATTGGATACACTCCCTCTTTCACTCGTTTCAAAAGATATTTCTCAAGTTCTGTTTCTGTAATCTTGGAAGCTTCTAGGATTTCATACCAAGGAACTTCGCATCCTTGTTTCTTCAACCAATCCATTTGGACTGCTCTCGCCATTCCAGTTGGCTCCAAGACTTGGTAGGCGACAAAGCGAACATTGGAAAGTTCTGCTGGAACTTCTTTGCCTTCATCCAAGGTTCGATGCAACCATCCATTGACCAACGATCTCCCAATACTCCCGGCAGGTGTCTTTTCCTTCGATAAGACGAGTTCTCCACGAAGCATACAAGGATGTTCTAGGGTTGCTGGTATAGAAATCTTGGAAAGAGCTCTGGATACATCCACTCCTCTTACACCATCGCCTTGTAAATACAAATGTTTGGTCCCCTTTTGGACTGTTAGCATTGCTGAAAGTCCATCGAGTTTGTCTGATAGAATATACGTCTTTTGTTTCATACGCCCCCTGTCCTGCATTCGCTCCCTGTCCTGCATTCGCTCCCTGTCCTGCATTCGCTTCTCCCAACGCTCAACTCCTCCCGACCCCTTTAACATCTTATCCAGAGATCCCATGACATAGGGAAGAATTGTTGTTTTGGTTCCCTCTTCTGAAGCTGCACCTAGCATCTTCAGAAAAGGATGGGAGGGAGATCTCCTTCTCACTTCTTCCACTCCTTTATCATAGTCTTGATCCGTTAAGAGGATTGTATCAGTATTCCGATAGATCCAATTCGCCTTTTGCAAAAGTGCAAGAATCTCGTCGAGCGAACGTTCTGACCAGGTTGTCGTCATTGTGGGGACTGCTTCTAGTCCCAACTTGGGACATCAATTTTTTTCATTTGCGACTGAGATATGCATTCAGAGCTTCATCGTATGCAGCAAAGTGTTCTTCCACAGTCTCACACGGTTTTGTACCTTTCTTCTTTTTCTCTTTCGCTACACGAGCCATAGACGCCTTGATTTGAGATGTAACAGGGAGAGCTGGATTGCTCAAGACTTCTCGGAAAAATGCAGACGATTGGGAAACAGCACGAGAAAGACGCATGGGATCTTCGACAAGAGTGGGAGCGGCTGGAACTTTCCAACGAGGAACTTCACAACAGAGGAGAACCATCCATCCTAGACACTCTCTCCTTCCTCTCGCAGCCATTCGAGATTCTCCTCCACGGAACAATCGATAGAGTTCTGCAAATTCTTCTCCCATACGAATCATTCCTTTGGAAGAGAATTCCTTGTAGACTTCGACCAGAAGTTCTCCCACAAAATACGATGCATCGGTTCGACTCTTTGAAGATCCAACACCAACACCTCTCTCTTTTGTACTTAATCCATGTCCTTTCGTCTCTTTTCGAATCCTTGCATCCTCCTCTAACAACCATTTCACCCAGAACAAACTCTGTTCTGTTCTTCCTTCCTGGATCGCACGACACAACTCGTTTCCTACAAGATACAGCGGTGGCATGTCTCCATCAGAAGACCAGACAGCACGAACAGCTCGTGTCTCTGGAGAATTTGCAACACCTCGAAGCCATCCATCCCTCTTGGTATCCTCTCCTAGCTTTGGCCAAGGAACCTTTGCTCTTCTTGGACAAAGTTGCATCACTAATACACATTCTGCGATAGCAGATTGTACATCTGGATGACTGTAAAAAGATTCTTGTGGAAGAACTTCTGCTTTCTTATCAACATCTGAAATACGTTGTCGTAGATAGACAAAGATTCTTGGATTTGCAAGACCGATGTGTTGGATACAATACGAATATGCTCCACGAATCCAGAGATCAAGACCACCACTGCATATAAGATCTGCAGTGTAGTGAAGAAGTTTTCCACTCGCAATTGCCCCTGTTTCTCCTAACGATTGTTCGTAACAGTGATAGGCTTCTGGTACAAGATATCCACATCGTGTACGAGGTCGGGTATCCTCTTTTTCTCCATAGGTTCGTTCTGTTTGTAAAATGGGAGCTCTTGTACTAAGGAATGCCATCTTCTATCTCCCACAGTATTTGTCACTGACAATATACTTTCCGCGATTTTTCCGACTCGTTCTAGGAAGCATTCCTTTTGCTTTCAAACTACTCCGCATTGTAAAGCCAATGGACTTTCCTGCCCGGTATCTTCGAAGTATCTTACGATCCTTTGAAGTTGCCGCATACCTACATACTTTCCGTGTCTTTTGCATCTACTTAGTTCCTACGATTCTTACGAGTTTTCTTAGATTTCTTATTCTTTCTGCACATGGTCTTCCTCTTTTTGCCTCCTCCTAGAAATTTCAATCCACATCCACAGCCTCTCATCTGCTTTTCCTCTAACAAGAGTCTTTGTTTTTACGCAGCTTTCTTGGTGTTTTGTGGCGTTGCATCGGTGGTGGAGATCGAGCTCTTCTGGAAGGTTTCACTTTGGATTTTCTTGGAGGGTCTGTTGCACGTCGTGTATATCGTTTTGTCAAAGGGAGTTCTATGAATTCTATGTCGGATACTTCGATTGTTTCAGTACTTGGACTCAAGACACATCCACTCAAGTCGTTTCCACTCAAGTCGTTTCCACTGAGATCCATGAGCGTCTCGGTTTCTTCCATCCTGTTTCTCTGTTCATGGATTGTAGAATGAAACGTTTTATTTTACCTATTCTATGTATTCTATTTGTGATTGTTGCATACAGTTTTTTCTTTCCTAGAACAACATCGTTTTCTCCAAGCAAGACCTTGATTACCAAGAAAGGATATACAATTGTAGAATATTCCAATATATTTACACCAGAAGAATGTAAAACATTGATTGAACTTGCAAAATCTCGTGATATGATGCAAAGTGAAGTTCTTGTAAATTCCTATGGAAAAGACTCAAATGTTGATAAAGATGCGAGAAAAAGCAAACAGGTCTGGTTAAGAGATGATGTACATCCTCTTCTTCAAAGAACTGCAGAGTTCACCAAAAGCATCACAAAATTTCCCATAGATCATCAAGAAGAAACACAAATTGTCGTGTATGAACCTGGTGGAATGTTTGTTCCACATTTTGATCCGTGTGCTCAAATCAAAGAAGATCCAGAGTTTTGTAAGAAAATGAATCGTGGTGCAGAGCAACGACGATACACGCTCTTAATTTATTTAAACGATGAGTATGAAGAAGGAGAAACAGAATTTGTAAACATTGGTGTGAAAATCAAACCAAAGGCTGGAAAAGGAATTTTCTTTCAATCGACCTATGACGATCATGAAATTATTGAACAATCTATGCACAAAGGTTGTGAAGTGAAAAAAGGGAACAAGTGGATCTTTACGAAATGGGTCCATCCGAAACCCTTTCCTGTTCTCTAAACAATAGTGCATCTGGATTTCTTTGTTGGTTTCGAGACTTCTACTGCAAGTACAGGAGCTGCAGGAGCTGCAAGAACAATTTCGTGCAGTTTTGTAGGAGGTTCTAGAAGAGTTTCTAGAATAGATTGCATAGATTCTTTCACAGAGTCTTTTGCTACAGGCCAGCTGTTTGATGAAAGTACCTTTGCACTTTCTTTGTCTCCATTGATACAAAGACCTGGTATATCAATATGTACACCAGACATATCTCTTTGTACAAAAGCACCTGATACATCTTTTTCTATTTGTACTAACCTACCAGAGACATCTGTTGTATATATTGTATAAGGGATACCTGATATGTCTAGATTCATTCTATACTAGTAGAGTGTATTCCTTACGCATTGTTTAGATCTCCCTCTGCTTCTGCTTCTGCATCAATATCCTCTTTTTCCTGTCGAAGTCTTCTTAAAAAAGGTTCCACAGCCTTCTTCCACGTGTAGCCCATCACCGTCTTTCTCGCGTTTTCTCCATGAGTCTTCCTCTTCTCACTGTCTAACAAATAGGTCTCCATTCCTAAACAAAACGCATGAGGGTCTACAGATGCAGCTTCTCCTCCTACAGGAGAAAACACGGTTGGAAGATAATACCGATTGTTTGCTTCAATCAACACAGAATTCTCTGACGTGCAATACTCCTTGAATCCCCCAATGTTTGGTACAACTTGGGGAATTCCTACACCCATCTGCTCAAAATTACACAATCCCCATCCTTCTCCCTCTGCTGTACTCACTCCTACATCTGCAACATTGTAAAAGAGATTGATATCTTCATCCTTGAATACCATATCTTGTGTAGAAATCATCAAACGCCCTGCATAAGGCTCAACAGGAACACCTCGCATCTTCAATTCTCGTTGAAAGAGTTCAAACAACCACCATCCCCCTTTTTCACCCTTGTCACAAATACACATCAAGAAAATAGGCTTCGTTGGATACTTGACAAGCAACTCGACAAAGGCCATGATCAAAATATCATATCTCTTTCGCGGTTGATTTCGATTTACACACAAATACAGAAATGCATTCTCTGGCAATTTCATCTGCTTTCGAACCTCTGTACGTGGCAAAGGCTTGTACATATCCTCTTCAAATCCATGGAGAAGTACATCGATCGGTCGTGTTACTCCTTGATCCTTCAAACATTGCTTCCAGTATGGTGTAAATGTGAAAATACGTTCTACCTTCATATTCAATAAATCCAAATACCCTTGCAACTGCGATGTGTAGACTTGGTCTACATAGGCCCACATACGATAGGTGCGTGGAACTCCAGACTTCTCGAGTTCTCCAAGAAATCGTGCAATCACAGACATGTCATTGTAGACAAACACAATATCTGGCTTCACCTTTCGAACAATATCTGGTAAGACCTTGAATCCAAATCCTTGTTCTAATGGTTTCTCGAGGGATGATGCGTCAATCACAGAAATAGAGGAAGGATAGGTGCGATAGTTTTCAGGAAATGTCTGGCTAGGAAATTTCTGGAATCCAAAATGTGTTACATCAAGATATGGAATCTTTGATAACTCTTTCAAAATCCCCCAGGAAACTTTACTGTATCCTGTATATTGATGACAATGTGTGCTTACAAACAAGAGCTTCAACTTCCTTGGAACAATCTCTTTGACATCAACGATCGTGGATTGTATCGAAGAGAAAGAAGATCCAAGTAAATTCTCTAAATTTTTCAAATATTCGGTGGTACTCATCTCTACACACCACCTCTTACACTTGCTTTAGACTTGCTTGGCTGATAAGCCTATACTTGGAGTCTGCGTATAGAATATACTTTAGACTTGGAACAGACGCTTCACAGAACTTTTTGTATACAGTTTCAGAGATTCCCACGATCGTAGAATATTGGTGCGATATTCTTCATACATCTTTGGAGACTCTTTGAATTTCTGTACAACTTCTGCTGCATGAGCCCAGTTCGTCGCAACAAGCAGTGGGAACCAACGAGACAAATACTCTAGATACTCATCCATCCCAGGCTCTTTCACAAGGATCGGCATCGCCCCAGCTTCCAGTGCTTCATAGAAACGAAATGTTTCTGCATGCATCCCCATGGGACAAGGAACCCACCAACTGTTCAACAGAATCGACAATGTCTCTTCCTTTCCACGCATCTCACTCGAATTCCATTCGTCTGTGAAAAACCAATTGTTCTTCAAAGAAAGCTTCAAGAAATGTTGTAGTTTTTCTTCACGACTCTTCCATCGTGTTCCAACAAACGACCAAGCATACTCTCGAAACGGTGGACGTGGGGTATGGATGTCTGGTTCTCCATTCGGTATTGCCCAGTGAAATCCTAGAGGAATGACACAGACTTTGCTACTTTCCACAAGATCTTTTCTTACATAATTACGTATAACTCCTAGACATGCTGGCCAATTGTAGAAATCAATCAGATCTTGACCGAATTCATCACTGATATGCAATACAAAGAAAGTCTTATTCTTTGCTGCCCACCCCTCTAACACAGATCTCGTTTTCTCCACATACGGTCTCTGGACTACAACAATTGGTGTATCATCTGGTATGACCTCGTCAGGAATTCGATCAATCTCTAGAGAAAGTCCTGCATTTTCTCCAAAGATCTGCTTGAACCAATGAAATTCATAGAGTTCTGAACATACAAGAGGTGGTCCAGCAACTGTTACAAACCTTCGTTTTGTACTAGGTGCTGACATTGAAATTCCTGTGGAAAACAATGTTGTTGGTGTAGAAATCTGTGTTGAAGATTCACAGGATCGAGCGTCTTCTAAGGCTCCCAGTGTATCCAAAGGATCTTCCATACGCAGTACTTGTTTCACTTCCTCCTCTGAAAAACACTCCGTGTTGTTCCACAAATCACTATCAAAGGTATCCTTTCGAGAGAAATCATTGAATGCACTGGAACAATACACTGGATCATCATCTTGGTAACATCCAGCAACAAGAGGTGTAGGAAAATAGATGTTCAACACGGAATAAATGTTGCACATCATATGATCTGCACTTGTCCAATATCCACCCCTCGATTTCATCACCTCTAACACCTTCATCGCACCTTGCTTCGTAAGTACATAGGAATATGCACAAAAATGAAAATAGCGATTTGGAACAACTTGTCCGAAAAAGGTATTTGATGCAACTTGTCCTACATGATCATTCACCGCATCTATTCCTTCTTTCTCAAATCCTGCACGATTGGGTGGTAAGATTCCACCTAAATACACAAGATCCCAATCCTTCGGCAAATTTTTATAGGTCTTCTTCCAAGCTTCTTGCCATCCCTCTTTCAATCGCACATCATCCTCTAGAATCAAATAGGAATTGATATCAGGTTTTTCTCGAACCAATTGCTCCCACAATGCCAAATGGCTCAACGCACATCCCATAACAGACTTTTTCCACTTGAAATCGTGTGGTGCAAAGAGTCTCGCGAGTTTCGGTGTAAGCTTCAAAGTTCTTCCATCAAAGGCAGGAAGTCGAAGATATCTCTGGAGCAATGAGGCGTGAGGAGCATGCGATTCAAACTTCTCCAAACGATCCTTGCGTCTATCTAAATGAATGACCCACGCATCATCAATCCCATCTAACAGAGGCTCGTGGATCTTGAACCCCCCTCGATGCACATACAAATAGGCTTTCTTTAGAAAGGTTGCTCTCAAACTTATATCACAATACATGGAGTCAAGTGGATATCTAGGAACTCCATATCTCTGCGACAAGACCGATAAGATACTCTGATCATGACGATGTCCTATAAAACCATTCTGTACATTCGTTTCCCATTTGTCACCTGCAATCACAGACTTCTTCTTTCCATAGACATATGCATCTGTAAAGAGTTTTGTTGCTAATGGGTGTCCTCCAATGAAACACATTGCTCCTGCCCATATTTGTTGTCCCAGAAGGTCTTCTTTCGTCATTTGTAATTCTTTTTGGAAGGTTTGGTGACATGTATTTCCATTTTTTATACGCGGATCTTCTAAGAGACATATGCCTGTTTCACGAATTCTTTGCAGCCAAGGACGAGGCCAACGACACATGAGCATTCCACAATCCATGTAAAAAATTGGAATATTCTTATATGCTACATCCTCACAGAGTGTTGAAAGAATCCAGAGTTTCCACGCATAATGTTTCGCTTCCCAAAAGTCTGGAAAGTCTTCAGGAGTTTCTGTGGGGAATCTACGAAAGTCGACGGTAGGAAAGACTTCCTTCAACTTCACCTCTACATCCTTTTTCACATCGCTCATGAAATACACACGAATTTGAAGATCTGTTGCAACAGCCTTTTGTGCAAGAATAGATTCTAACCAAGGCTGAAGAACTCCTAGATATGCATTGGAGACTGCTGTTACAAAGATTGTAGAGTCAAATGTTACAGTTGTTTCTGATGGAAGAGGAATGGATGGATCTCTAACAAATGGCTCTTGCTTTACAACAGCTTCTTGCTTCACAGGAGCTTCTTCTTGCTTTACAGATCTTTCTTCTTCCTTTCCAGATCTCCCTAAAAACTTTGGAACATCCTTTGTATCAAAGGAAGGAAACGCAATCGAAAGAATTTTACAAGCCACATGGGATAGTGTTCTTCGAACAAGATCACATTTCACTTCATCCAACGCAGGGATACTGTATTTCTTCAACCAGAGACTTGGATTTGTATCCACCTCTTTTACAAGGTTCACAAGTTCTTCTTTGGTGCTTATATGTCTTGCGTCAATACATCCATCGATGTCAAAATCACGCTCGACCTTTGGATCTCCCCAGTAAATAGGAATACATCCTGATGCTTTTGCATGCAGGAGTTTTTCTGTTGTATATCCTGACGCTGCTGCATTTTCATATGTGATAGAGAACTTATAGTCTTTCAGAAATTCATGTTTCATCAGTTCTCCCCCACCTCCTTTTTCTGTATTGAAAATACTTTTTCCTGTTGTATTGAACAACAACCCTGCCGAATCGACGTTTTTATAGCTATTTATCCAATGAAATGAATTGTTTCGAAGAGGTTGAATAGGATTGCTTACCACAAATGCACAGAATTTTGTTTTCCTAGCAATTTCTTCTGGATAGACACGAGTCACACGCTCCACAGGTATGGGTTTTGGATTTCCAAGCCTTTCTGGATCTGCATCAAACCAATTGATGGAGAGCATCCAGAGTGGAAGACGAATATAGTCACCAGGATTGTTGTTATAGTGTACATATCCTAGATTCAATTTCACACCATCGCTTTCCACAGGTAGTGTATTTTCTCCTGTGTAATGAATTTTAGGAAGTTCTTTAGGAAATTCTTTCCAGGATGAACCAAAGGGTCCAAACAAGACAACATCTGCATCTTTACAATTCTTCAAATTGACTGCAAATCCTTCTACGCGAACCACTCCTGTTGCCTCTAACATATGCACAAACACATTGTAGGATGGATCAAAACCATCCCACAGATCACAAAATCCAATGCGAAGAACTTTCTCTGGAAGGTTTCTCTGAATAGGAACCATCTGTGCCATAGAACCAGAAGATTGTGTGACACGTGATACTGCATCCATCCATCCTTTCTGAACCTTTTGTGAATAGGGTGTGTAGAGTTCTAGCATCTTCTTTCGAACTTCCATAAGATGTTCTACAGTTCTCTTGGGCCATGCTTTGACAAGAGCTTCCATCGATAGACGCCCTTGATGAATACTGTTGTCTGGATAATAGCCTTCCAACTCTGGAAAACTCTTGTGAAGCTCTAACGAATTGTGGAGACAAGGGACTCCTACCCAAAACGCATCTAACAGATAGGGGCGGATCGTGAGAAACCGCGAATGACAAAGAAATACCGACATAGGATCGTATACGGCATCGATCGTTCGTTGACGTCCAATGTATTCTGGCTTCACACCCGATATGTCTGAGAAAACATGGCACTCTACATTTTTCTTATAGAATTCAGAGGCCTGTATATGCTGTGCGTTATGTATCTTTATTTCTACTGCAAGAGGTATGGTGGTTTTTTTGAGAATTTCGCGGATAGTAAATAAAGGAATCGTTAGACTTGATGCTGCACTCGTGTTTGTCTCACAAATATGAATGGACCATGGCTTTCCTTTTACTTCTTCTAGATTCACAATCTGAGGCCAGGTTGGACTATTCGATTCTTTACGATGCACTTCTATTCCAATAGGGGTCCAGACAAATGGAACAGTCTGCACAGATTTTCTTGTCAAGACTTCTAAATATTGCCTATCATCCTCCGTAGTTTGAATATCCTGAATCCACACCTCTTTTACACCTTCTAAATTCCTCTCTGGGGTATGATGTGGAAACAAGGAAGCTTCAATATCATGTAAAAGTGCTGGCTTTCTGCAGAACCATACACATGTTCCCATAGAAGACCTCTGACTTGGCGTCAATAGAGATCCACCCACTTCAATGACAAGATCATACGTCTCCTTCGAATCTACCTTTTTCACATTCCATTCCGACTTCAATCCACTCAAATCTGTCCACCACAGATTCTCACTTCCCACCGAAAGCATTGTCACAGTATGGCCTTGCAGACGAAACACTTCCGCAATTCCTAGAGAACTCTGGGAAGAGCCTCCGCTGAAAAAACTGAATTGGAAGTTTGTAGTGACTCCAATACGCATTGCTACCCGTCTCCAGATTCGTATTCTATCTCTTTAGCCGCATAAAGCATTCCATTGCTTCTGTACATCCGGATTATAGGGAGAATGTCTCCATGCAAGTGCACGAGCGTGTGCTTTATATGTCTCTAAGGACGCTGCGTGGTTGGCTCGAACATGTTCAATCTGTTTGACTGCTGATAGAATACTCGATCCCTCATAGCAATATCCATACTCTTTCCAATCTGATGCATTATGAAGGACTGGATATCCTGTCCAAAAGTATTCCAAAACCATATAATTGTATTCGTTGTTCCATTGATGACAAATAGGAATTGCAGAAGGAAATTTTTGTAAAAGTGTGAGAATGTCACATCGCGGACCCATGGTCAATTTCTTGTGTTTCACGAGATCCAAGCTTGGCCAAATCGTTTCTTTGAAAAAAGGAATGAGAAGAAGTCTCTCTCCATTTACAACTTCTACACGTCCTTTCCAGTCTGGATTCTTTCTATACCATGCTTCAATTGCTAAAAGAGGAACAAGAGAACACTTTTGAAAACTGATATTTGGTTCTAAAAGTAAAAACACATCGTCTTCGACTGTCTCAGGTGCTCTCCATTGAAAGAATCGTTTCCCACCATCTAACAAGATTTCTGGATCCCAGACATACGGTGCCACCATTGGAGTTTCTTTTTCAACATCCACATGGTTCATCGCTCTCGCATATTCGGCATGTTGGTAATAGTGTGGTGAAACCCAGATCTCATCCAACTCCCCTATAACATGATGGGAAAAATGAATACTTGGATAAAACATCGGTGTTTCAATATCAATGTTCAAAATATTGCCTAAATACAATTTTGAGACTTTTGCACCACATGTTTTGAAGAATCTTCGAACATTTGGCTCAATACTCATACCAATCTCGAGATACATACATATAGGGATTGGATGTTTCACTAGATCTTCTAGAACAACAGATCGAAGGTTTTTCATATACCATGGAATGACTTGAGTCTCTTCTGCTTTCTTATTCACAACAAGCATGGGTATATACTGCATAGATTCAAACATACGATAGAGAACATAGACATTCTGAAACAATCCATTTGTAAAAAGATTGTCTTGTGTAATGGCTGCAGTTGCTAGGAGAATCACTTTCTTTTCTTGCAGTGATCTAGGCCAATTCTGGGAAGTGAGAAACGGTTTTACGACTATACTTTGATCTGAGGGATATCGTGTCATTCCAGGTGTCTCCATAGTACTGTATTCTGTGGAAGAATCAGAACATTGTTTTCCAATTTGTACGCTTGTCACTGGATTTTTCATTGTTCATGTGTCATAGATAGATGGCGGCACAGTATAACACCATTTCTTCTGGTGCTATCACTGCCAGTAGTATTTCCGTCAATGTTCAGTCTACAGGACTCTTGTATGCCCGGACTTTGAGTACAACCGACCTCTATGCAGATTCCTTGGAAGGAGATGGATCTGCTCTTTCCAATCTTTCCTATGGAAATATGTCTGGTCCTATTCCATCCAATCAATATGCACCGTATTCTATTCCTTGGAATGCAATGCAGACGTATGGAAGTCTGAATCTAGAGGCTGGGACTTGGCTCCATGGTGGTTCCATTGTTGTAAGCAGTCTAAGTGTCATTACCACTGTGAAAGCAAACTCTTATGAAGGTGTATCTGCACTCCTCAGATCTGCAACCATAAGCACCATGATTGTTCCTACAATGTCAAGCATCTTCATTTGTACAAATACATTGAATGCTGGGACTGTTTTTTCAAGATCTCAAACAAGTGATCGACAAGTCGTTGCATCCTCTTTTATGAAATACATTAGTACAGATGTTCTTTTAGCAAACAATATTACAATTAATCAAGTTGATATTACTTATGCACAGTTCTCCACGATTTCCACGAATCGTTTGGATACAGGGCAAATTAATTTGCAGACTCTTGGATTGTATGATTATGGATATCGGTCGACTGTTCCAGTTTCTCTTTCTTCCTCCATTTTATTTGTCAACAGCACGTCGATCTACAGCAGTGTAGTCTTTACTCAAAATCTTGTGAGTACAACGTCGAATCTTACAACAAGGATTACGACATTGTCGAATTCTCAAAACAATGCAAATCTTGCTCTTTCGAATTACACTTCGACAACGTTCAGTACAATGTATAAATCTACGACGAATATTGTTACAAGTAGTTTGGATGGTTTAGCTCAACTTGGCTATATTTCTTCTCTGTCTCTGAATTCTACCATAGATGGTTTGGCTCGTTTAGGATATGTATCAACTCTTTCTCTTACATCCACCATTGGTGGTCTAGGAAGAATTGGGTATGTCTCTTCTTCTGGACTTGCCACGAATCTTGCGTCGAGTTTGGATGGCTTAGCTCAACTTGGATATGTTTCGTCTCTCTCGCTCAATTCTACTCTGGATGGCTTAGCTCAACTTGGCTATCTTTCCACAACTGGTCTAACATCCACAGTAACAGGTCTAGGAACTGCTGGGTATGTCTCTACAACGTCTCTGTACTCGACTGTCGCAGGATTGTCTGAAAGCGGGTATGTCTCTACAAGCGGTCTAACATCTACAAACAGGGGCCTAGGGACTCTGGGATACATCTCCACAACCTCTCTTACATCCACCATTACAGGTCTAGGAACTGTTGGGTATGTCTCTACAACGTCTCTGTATTCTACTGTTGCAGGATTGTCTGAAAGCGGGTATATCTCCACAACCTCTCTTACATCCACCATTACAGGTCTAGGAACTGTTGGATATGTCTCAACACCCTCTCTTACATCGACTGTGATTGGCTTGGGATCTTTGGGGTATTTGTCCTCTGGTGCAGTGGGTCCTGCAGGAGCTACTGGACCGACTGGCGTGACTGGTATGACTGGTATGACAGGTTCTACAGGTTCTACAGGTTCTACAGGTTCTACAGGTCCTACAGGTCCTACAGGTTCTACAGGTTCTACAGGTTCTACAGGTTCTACAGGTCCTACAGGTTCTACAGGTTCTACAGGTTCTACAGGTTCTACAGGTCCTACAGGTTCTACAGGTTCTACAGGGGTCACAGGTTCTACAGGTTCTACAGGGGTCACAGGTTCTACAGGTCCTTCTGGTTCTACAGGTCCTACAGGAGCTACTGGTTCCGCAGGTATGACAGGGGCGACAGGGGTCACTGGTCCATCAGGATACCAAGGCGTCGATGGACCGACTGGCGTGACTGGCGTGACTGGATCCGTAGGAAACACAGGTTCTACAGGTATGACTGGTAGCCAAGGGGCCACAGGCCCATCGGGCACGACAGGAGCCACTGGTGCAATTGGTGAGACTGGTTCCGTAGGAAATACAGGTCCAAGCGGTCCCACAGGAAACACAGGTCCAACAGGATTAGGACAAACAGGTGCAAGCGGTTCAGTTGGACCCACAGGAGATACAGGTCCTACAGGTCCACTAGGAACAGGACCTACAGGTGAAACAGGTCCCACAGGAGACACAGGTCCAACAGGATTAGGACAGACAGGAGACACAGGTCCAACAGGTGACACAGGACCTACAGGATTAGGACAGACAGGAGACACAGGCCCAACAGGAGACACAGGTCCACTAGGAACAGGCCCAACAGGTGACACAGGCCCAACAGGAGACACAGGTCCAACAGGTGACACAGGTCCTATAGGAACAGGGCCTACTGGTCCTAGTGGTTCTGTAGGCCAACAAGGAAACACAGGTCCTACTGGTGATCTAGGAGCTCCTGGAGATCGTGGTCCAACAGGTGCACCTGGTGTCACAGGTCTGAATGGATATTCTGGTGCAGATGGTCGTACAGGAGATACAGGTCCGAGTGGTTCTGATGGCTATACAGGAGTAAGCGGAGATACAGGTCCCACTGGCGATACAGGACCTGCAGGAAGTCCTGGTCTAGATGGAACTGCCACCAATACTGGTGCTTCTGGAGAAACAGGCTCTACAGGGCCCACGGGAGATATAGGAACAGGACCTACTGGACAGACTGGGCCTATGGGTCCTACAGGGTTTGTTGGGAAAGATGGAATTTCTGGTGGTCTCACTCTTTTCTTAGATCTAGCATCTTCGCAAAGTGCTCCTGTAACGGATCAACTCCTAGAAGTACCTGATACATCTACACAAACAGTTCTCACAACTGGTGCACAATCTGCGAACAATGCGTTCCTCTGTGGTACATTTACAAGTCAAGCAAATGCAACCGATTCTACCACCATTTTACAAGGACTCTGGGATATCAATCTCTTTGCATTTTCTGATGATGATTTGGACAATGTAAAACTCTATTTTACTGCATACTATGTCACCGCAAATGGTGTAACAGAAACTCTTCTTTCAGCAGGATCTTCTAGTTCTGCCACATCGGTCTATACAACTCCAGGACTCTACTCCTATTCTCTCTATGTTCCTCAAACAACCCTCCCTGATATCACTTACAGAATTCGTATCAAGGTCTATGCCGTTTTCCTTGGTGCAGGCACACCCTCTCTCACAATTCAATTCAGGGCCACCACGATCAGTCATATGCATACAACTCTTTTAGCAAATTCTGCAACAGGTCCCACAGGACAACAAGGTGGTCCAGGAAATACAGGAGAAACAGGTCCTTCAGGTCCAACAGGATATCAAGGAAATGACGGTGCGACAGGTCCTGAAGGACCAACAGGCTTCACAGGACCTGCAGGATCTGCCTCTAACACGGGTGCAACAGGTATGACAGGTCCTATTGGCTTTACAGGACCTTCTGGTGTAGACGGTATTGCTTCGAATACAGGTGCAATAGGTCCGACAGGTCGAACAGGTCCAACAGGTGCTCAAGGAATTGCAGGTACTGCTGCGAACACAGGTGCAACAGGAAGAACAGGTCCTACCGGCACGACAGGGCCTCCTGGTAGTGCAACCAACACTGGTACAACAGGTCCAACCGGTACGACGGGTCGAACAGGTCCTACAGGACAACGGTTCTCTGTAGAATATCTCTCCCCTGTCCTCGGCCCTACTGGAACAGCTCTCTTTGATTGGAATCTTGGTTCAGTCTTTTACGTGAGCAGTATGACTGGAAATTTCACAGCAAATATAACGAATCTTCCTGCTACCAACGGAACGTCCTATGTAGCAGTCTTCATTCTGCAACAAAATGTAAGTACATCCTTCTATGCAAGTGTTTTACAAATTGCAGGTCTCAGTGTTTCCATGAAATGGTCTGATGGTATTGTTCCTGTTCCAGTGAGCACTCGTATTGATGTTCAGTCTGTATCTCTATACTATTTGAACTCTGCGTGGACTGCGTTAGCTCAGTACGCAAGCTATTTCTAGTTTCTAAGTAAAAGATGCCACAAGTGTCTTCTGTATGCGGTGGAGCATTTGGGTATGGAAGAGGACTTCAAGGAGCACTTCCTAACGGTGGATGTGGATCCTATAAAATGCCTGGTATCGGTACAGTGTGTTCTATTGCTCTTCCCTATTCATCCAATATGCGATTTGATACTGCAGACTATACCTTTGAATATTTCGTGTTTTTTCCAGTGGGAACTGTATCTCAACTTCCTCCATCCACCTCTGCTGTTTTCACAACTGTAAATGGAAAAGCTGCACCATTAGGTCTTTCCTTTTCCAATTCTGGAACAGGTTTGACAATCTTTTGGAACGGCCTTCGTTGGGATTCTGCTGGTCCTACTGGTCAAACAGCGATCACTCTTGATACATCCACTCTCGTAGATCAATGGTCTCATTGGGCGTTTGTTCAACAGAGTGGTGTAGGACAAAGTTTGTATGTCAATGGAAATCGTTGTAAATTACTCGCAAATGTTTTCACAGCAGATCCTTCTGAAACAACTCCAGCTACATACACCTTCAATATTGGCTACAGAAATACTCCTATGTTTTTTTCCAACATTCGTCTTGTAAAAGGCTATGCTCTCTACACAGGAACGACCTACACAGTTCCAACATCCCCTCTAACAGCTATTCCTGGAACTGCATATCTTCTCAATGCTACAACACGTGGTCCTGTAAAAGATACTTCTCCAAACAATCAACGAGTTATAAATACATCTGCGGCAAATCCTGTTCGATGGGATCCAAAAACTCCCTTTTCCTAGTCCCATAACAGAATATGTCAACCGTTCCTTCCATTCCTTTGATCCTTATACGTCCTAAGTGTAGGGATCAAACTATTACAATTTTCTGGAATCCTCCTGCCACGGATGGTGGATCTCCTATCCAAACGTATGGAGTTGGCTTGTATGATACTGGTGGGGGTGGAATCTTTTTTGACAGTGTGATTGCTTCTATCTTTAGCTATACCTTTACTGGTCTCACCAATGGACAAACATACGCTGCTCGCGTTCTCGCAAGAAATGCAATTGGAGATAGTGAGGAAGCTATCTATCGATTCGTTCAACCTGGAAACAAGCCTTCTATTCCTCAAAATGGAACTTCAACCTTTGTCAGAAATGATACTATCAATATTACATGGGATGCACCGAGTAGCAATGGTGGTGCAGACATTGGATGGTATGTTGGAAAAGCAATTTCAAACAATCCTTCCGACCTTCTTATCAAATATTCGGCATATTCCACAGATCGTTCTCTCACATTTTATTCTCTCAATCCAGCTTCTTCCTATACCTTCAATCTGTATGCAGTGAATGATCCTGGATATTCCATCCCTCTTACAATTGGTCCCACACAGTCTGACCTTCTTGTTTCTTTCACTGCTTCTACCTATTCAGGCTCTGGTGCTTGGACAGATGACTCTCCAAATGGACGTGATGCTACGATTGAAACTGGAACAGCTGCGAAAAACACGAAAGGAAATGGGATTGTTCTCGATGGATCGACTGGTTGGAGGTTTGATCCCATTGGATCTCACAATGCTTGGACTGTTCTTACCTGGTTCAAACGGACGGGCCCCTCTAGCTCATCAGGATGTCTTGTAACAGAGGTCTTTACAGGAGGAAGTATTAACATACTTCTACTCTCCAGTGATGCAGGAGTTTCTTCTACCCAGCTCGCTGGAGGATTCTTTGATGGAAGTTTTGAAATAGGAGCTCCTCAAACATTCCCTCTGAATGAATGGCATTCCATGGTTGTTACATGGGATGGATCCGATATAAAAACATATATCGATGGATCGCTTGTAGATACGACGAATTATTCTGATAACACATCTTCTAGTTCAGACAATAACTACTATCGTATTGGACGTCGCTGGGATAATGCAGACTATGTCCAAGGAGAAGTTGGTGAACTTATTCTCCGTTCTCGTGCTCTTTCAGCTCCAGAAGTCACAAACCATGTCTCTGCAACCTATGAAACCTATGCTCTCGTTGATACAGCAACGCTTGATACTCTTACAACAGAATCTACAAATTTTAGTTCTTCTTGGACGATCGACTATCCCCATGCAGTCACAGTGCGATACTACTCTACAAACTCCTCTACAGTCCCTGCCTATCCTGGTGGAACTCTGGTAGGAACTGCTCAGAGTGTTTCTGCTGGTACCACGACAAATACCTTGTCTCCCTCTGTTACACCTACTGCAGGAACGTACTATTTTGTTGGTGTTACTTCGACTGCAACAGGTTCCGCAGAAGTCCGCAGTTCCACTGCTCTTCTCATGCCTTTCTAGAGTTTCTTTGTATGAAATATGTATAGATGACAACACCAAGTCCACCACAGATTGAAGTCCGTCCCGATGTCGGATTTCAATCGATACATTTCTTCTGGGCACCACCTCTCTCTGATGGAGGCTCTTCCATTACTAGCTATACACTCTCTTGCCCAGAAGAATCTATTAGCTACAATCTATCTGGAAATGTGTTAAATGTGCTTGTGGATGGTTTATCTCCTCATATTGACTATGCCTTTCAATTGATAGCATCCAATACAAATGGAGATTCTGATCCTGCGTACTTTCGCGTTGTGCAGGTAGGAGATCTACCTCTACAGCCTCCTACTGGTTCTGTATCTGTTTCTGGATCCAATGCGGTTGTTTCATGGACTGCTCCTACTCCTGGTGCAAATACTGCAGATGTCCATTGGTATGTGGTAACTCTGAACAACACGACGAATTCCACGGTTGATGCGAGACTTTCTGCGAGAGGAACAGATGTACAAAAATTCATTCGTGGCCTTTCCTCCTCTTACACCTATACAGCATCCATCTATGCTGTGAACGATCCTGGATATTCTCCTCCAAGGATTTCAGCTCCTTTTTCTATGATACCTCCTTTCGCTATACACGGTGTTGGTAATACTTCTATTGGAAATGACAAAATAGTGTATACAAGTAATGGTGGTGTATCGTGGAATGCCACAAATACCGGTTCTCTTCTACAACCGTACAACGGTACCTATACACAGGCTGTTGCTTGGAATGGCTCTGTCTTTTCAGCATGTATCTTTAATACTGGAGATGGCGTTCCTGCTGACTATCCTGGTCAAGTCCTTCTTGTATACAGTGCCGATGGAATAACTTGGACAAAAAGTGTCTTTGGTAGCTCCTCTATACCAAACTATAGAAGTGCAGAAGGCGGAGCTCCTAGCTATGAATCCTTTCTACTTTCTAGAAATGGAATTTTCTATTTCTATTTCTGCTATCGTACGTATGTGAGTTCTACCTATACCTACTACCGCCAACTCTACACAAGTATCGATGGAAATGTCTGGGCTCTCCAAGGAAATGTCACGGGACTTCCAGAGTTTACTTCATCAGGACTTACTGCTACATTGAGTGCAATGTCTACCACTCCTACACATATTCTTGGAACACTGTATTCTACTACAACAGAACAAGAACCTCTCTACTCTAGCACAGATGGACTGACCTTTTCTGTTGTCTCAGGATCTGGCTTTCCTACAACTGGCAGTTTTCTTGATACCTATGGGAGAGGTATTACAATCATTCGCTACGATGGAGCATATTATTACGCAATCGTGTTTAATGGAGATATTCAAACACCATTGTATCGTAGCAGCAATGGTCTTTCTTGGGCTACTCAGGGAGCCAGTATTCCTGTAGGAAGTTTGACAGACTTTGCATCCAATGGTTCTGGAAGTTTTGTTGTTACTGGAATCGGTGGTGGTGCTGGTACCGACTCTGTTGTCTATAGCACAAATTATGGTGTTACGTGGAATCTCACTGGATTAGGTGATAATACATCTCCAAATTTTGCAGGAACTCGTATGATGAGTGCTGGTTGGAGTGGAGCGAACTTTTTCGTACATTCAAAGAGTAGTCCATACGATATTGGTGCAGGCTGGATCATGTGCAGTTCTGATGGAGCCACTTGGACTCTTGCGTATGAAACTGGATGGGCTTCAGATAGCCCAAGAGGAAGTGTTGCTACGAAAACAGTCTACGACGGTTCGAACAGTCTTCTTGTCCGCCTTGTTGCTTCCTCTTACAGCGGTACTGGGGCGTGGCTCGATGCATCAACCTATGGACGCAATGCAACGATTGAAAACGGAACTGCGACGAAAAATACCGATGGAAATGGAATTGTTCTCGATGGATCTACAAATTGGAGCTTTACCAATATCGGTTCACAGGCAAACTGGTCCATTGTCACATGGTTCAAGAGAACTGGAGCGTCTGATGCAGGTGCTTGTATTGTCACGGAAAAAGCAAACGGTTCCAACAGTCGGAAAAATCTCTTGCTAGAATCCAATGGAAATGGTGCTTCAAGTTCTCAAGTTGTAGGAGGATTCTACACAACCACAACCGCCTATGTCGGCACTCCTCTTACACTTCCTACGAATGAATGGCGTCATGTTGTTATCACTTGGAATGGTACAAATCTCATAACGTATGCCAATGGAGCTCTCGTGACCACAGACAACCTCTCAGGACATGTCTCAGCAGGTTCAGGTCAAGACTATAGAATTGGAGCTTCTTGGACAGGTTCTTCCTATATGTATGGAGAAATTGGTGAACTCACTCTTTTCAATTACCCTCTAACACCTCTCGAAGTCATTACATACTATACTACAACAGATTTTATATACTCTATTGTACTGACAGCTACACTTACGACTCTTACAAGCGGCTCTACAAATCTCAGTTCCTCTTGGACTCTCTCTACACCTCATGATGTCTATGTCCAATACTATTCTACAACCTCTACCACTGTCACTTCTTCCAATGGAACTGCTGTTGGTACAAGACAGCTTGTGACCTCAGGAACCACGACAAATACATCCAGTCCCGCAATTCCACTCGTTGCATCTACCTACTACTTTGTTGGTGTCACGTCTACTGCAACAGGTTCCACAGAAGTCCGCAGCACATCTGCTCAAGGGTTTCTTCTTCCTGCCGTGAAACTCGTCGCTTCTACCTACTCAGGCACAGGAACATGGGCTGATTCTTCTACCAATGGAAAGGATGCTACAATTGAAAATGGAACAGCTGCAAAGAATCCAAATGGAAATGGTGTTGTTCTCGATGGTTCTACAAATTGGACCTTTTCCAATATTGGTTCTCTCACGAACTGGACTATTCTTACATGGTTCAAACGAAAAGGAGCCTCTGGTGCGAATGCTTGTATCATCACAGAACAAGACAATGGTTCGAACAGTCAGAAAAATCTCTTTATCAAATCCAATGGAGATGGTGCATCAAGTTCTCAAGTCGTGGGAGGCTTCTCTACATCGAGTACAACCTATGTAGGGACCCCTCTTACACTTTCTTCAAATGAATGGCATTTTCTTGCGGTTACATGGGATGGCACAAACCTGAAAACCTATGACGATGGAACGCTTGTAAGCACAGACAATCTCTCACCACATGTTTCGGCAGGCTCGTCGCAAGACTATAGTCTTGGAGCTTCTTCTTCAGGATCTTCTTATTTGATTGGAGAACTTGGAGAAATTTCAGTGTATGATTCTGCATTTAGTAGCACAAATGTGACAAACTATTACAATGCGACTATTGTAACCTATCCACAAAATCTTCTCGTCTCTTTTCTTGCATCTACCTATTCTGGAACTGGAGATTGGACAGATGATTCTACCTATGGAAATGATGCATCCCTCTCAACTGGAACTGCAGCAAAAAATATTGCAGGAAACGGTATTGTTCTAGATGGCTCCACCTACTGGGGCTTTTCACCCATTGGATACCACCCCATTTTTACAATCTCTGCCTGGTTCAAACGAACGGCTGATGCAGCAAATGGAGGACTTGTATGCGGAGGCTCAGGTGCTTTTAATACAGTGAATATGCTTCTTGTAGGAGATGCAACAACAGGTCTTCGAGGAGGGTATGGTAATTTTTTCAACTACCTCGGTGGAACCGTTGTATTTCCTCTAGATGAATGGCATCATATTGCAGTTGCATGGGATGGTACAAATGTCTATACATATTTGGATGGCTCTCTCGAAGATACAACAAATCAAGCTTCAACTGTACCAAACGTGAATCTCTCCTATAGGATTGGTGCAACCTCCTCTGGTGCTACCATCACAGGAGAAATCGGTGCAGTCCAAATCTACAATTATCCAATGAGTGCAACGGATGTTGCAGATTACTACGCAGCGACTTCAAGTACGTATTAGAAATTCTTCAAACGAGCGAATTGTTCTTTGGATGGAACCGATGGTCCTTTCAAATTGTAAAACATCAGACTCTCAATCTCCTCCTTTGGCATCTCAGCAAGATATCCCTCTGAATCTTTCAATCCATAGGTGATCCAATAGGAATCTCCTGATATCGATGGACACATTCCAGACCAATATTCTACCTTCTCCTTTGTCATGCGTACAAAACATGATACACGAGATGGTTTCATTTCAGAATCCAATGTCATAAAGCGATGGTAATACCGACGACCATCTCCTCCAATATACACCTTGTGAAGCACACACAAATACGCTTCCTCTGGCACATGCGAAGAAGTCCAAGGAACAGGTCCTGCAGATCCTCGTGATTCCTTCAACTCATACGAACTCCCCTCTCCTCCTTCGGTCCTCTTTGAAAACACACTTTCGGATCCATCCTCATTCTGAATCATAAAAGGAGTGTACTTGTAAATGTATTTGAGCTTTCCAGACTCACGAAAGCCCATCCAATTCTTCTGGGTCTCCTCTGGGGATACTCCTGGGGGAATGTCTAATTGCTTCAAATGCCATGCGTCGTTCTTTTTCCATATACGAAACATCTTATTGCTCCCATTGTTCGAATAGGATTTCGATGTTCCAATGTATTCTACAGAGTCTGATCCTTGGATAAAGCGACAATCTTCCACTCCACGAATGTACGATCCCTCTTGCTGCTTGTATTGAGGATCAATGAGAACTTCCTCCATTGTGAGAGGACTGTTCCAGGTATCGTCAGAATCATAGGTGCAATATATATTTCTCGTCAAGACTTCTCCCTGAAATCCTCGGTAGTGATAGTGCTTTGCTTCCAGAGTATAGTAATTTGCATAACGAATGTTCAACCAATATCCTGTTCCTTCAGGGTTGATACGAATGCTTGGATTAAAGGGTTGCCAGACAGATCCATTCTCCTCCTTTGCCCATGGCAATGTCTCGAGAGGAATCTGAATCCTCGTTTGACGCTTCGGCTTCAAACACCAATCGTACCAATGCATGTTTCCAAGAATTCCATTCATATCATGCCATCCAAGTGTATTCTTCATATCAAATCCATCCAGACGAAGCCATGCTGCTCTTACATACGCTGGACCATTGTAAAAAGCGAGAATTCCTAATTCCTCCCACAGACTATGCTGAAAATCACGACGATTCACAAACAACAAGTCGTTGTTCACCAAAGGAGGTCCAAAGACTTCTCCAGTGAGAAAATTCTCACCGAATTGGAGGGAATAATACTTTTCGAGAAGCATCATTGCTAAAAACTGGGACTTTGGTTCCGATCGATAGAGACGAACCGCTCGCATAGGAGCTTCCGAACGATGTTGACGCATTTGCCATGCTCGCATCCAAGCTCCTATTGCTTGATCTTTCTTTCCAAGATTCTCATACGCTTCCCCTATATACACATACGCCATATAAGTCTCCTCCTCCCATCCCCCAATATCCACCCTCTTTTGCAGAGTCTCAATGGCTTTCTCCCAGTTCTTCATACACAAATAGGTCTGGCCAAGATAAAAGTGGGTTCGAGCGTCGTTTGGCATCTCTTCCAAATCTTGTTTCAAGAGTCTCACATCTCGCTCATATTTATCAGACTTGCATCCACCATCTCCATAATCCCCTAGCACAGGAGATTCCAAGAGTTGTGTTGTCTTTCCGCTAGGACAAGTCCACGCTTCATGGGTTGCTCCCTTACATATCCATGGCTCTGAACAACGAAGTACACGCACATTGCTATACAACAAGGATCCATTCATCTGCTTCAAAGAAACTCCTGCGACATTCGTTCCTAGCTTCGAAAAGACTACACGATCCATTGGATCTTTGAGAATCATATCTCCATCAATCACCAAAGCCCACGTCTGAGAAGGATCCCATCCAACAGATGCTACCCATTCTTGGCAAGAGTGAAAGGACTTTGTTCGAGACTTTCCAAAGGTTTCAAAGGGATATTCCACTACAGTTCCTGGAAGTCCACTTTCTTTCAAATAACTTTTTGCAAGTGACACAGTATTGTCTGTAGATCCCGTGTCACATACTACAATTCCATCCAATGTTTTGACAGAATCAAGGAGACGTCGTATAATACGACTCTCATTCTTCACCATCGTCAACAAAACAATTCGTGACATACTATGCATTGTTTTGGTGACTTCGCCTTAGGCTACCGAAGCTTCTTTTCTAATACTTCGACGCGTTCTGCTAGATCTTTTACAAGTCCTACGAGAACTGTGAGTATCCCATCGTATTTCACATATTTCTTTCCATCTTTGTCTGTATGTACACACTCTGGTAAAGAGGTTTCTACTTCTTGTGCTATAAATCCATATTCTTTCGTTGTATTCTTTTCATAGAAAAAAGAACAAGGTCGTAACTCTTGGACAGCATTCCGTGTTTCTTCTCCTACTTCTACAATATCTCTTTTTGCACGAAAATCAGAAAGTGTGACGAAACTCTGAGCAGAACAGACTCCTCCGATCGTGACTGCACCACTCACTTGGAGTGTACTGAAGGACCCTGCTGTAGAAGAAGTTCCTCCTGATAGACTTCCTCCATTCCTTGTCAGAGATACATTGCATAAATTCATAGGACTGATCACTTGAATCCCATTTCCTGTTGTATATTCACTTAGAATATTGGCATAGATTCTCTTTTGATCATAATTCACCATCTTTTGCACATTTGCGAGTTGATTCGATAAGACTGCTGTTGCAGACACTCCCGTAACATTGGTCTGTACATTTTGGAGAGGCACAATATTCACCACGAATTTCGAGACATCATTCTGCATTCTACGTATCTCCAGCTTTGTTTTTGGGAACTTTGATACGAGAGGAATCTCCAAACTGACTCTAGAATGGCCACAACAGTCTATGTGAATCAAAGTACTTCTGTGGTCCAAATTGATTCTTCTCAAATTGTGAGTGGGATTCCTGCAGTTGTCTATCTATCGACACTCAACGCCCCAGGGTCTCTTGTCACAATTCGAGATATTGCTGGTCAAGTCTCATTGACCAAACAGATTGTTGTCAGTACAACGTTTGGAAATCACTATCTTGATGGCCCGAACATCTCCTCTTACACTATCACACAACCGTATGGCTTTCTCACGGTGAATCCTAAAACATCGTCCATTTGGGCTGTAACAAATACGTTTGCATTTCCTGCAGAAAGCTCTGCAGCAACCATTCAATCTCTTACAGCAACTCGTGTCGATGCAAGCACAATACATGGATATGAAGGAGTCTTTTCTACTGCTCTCATCTCTTCTCTTTCCTCTGATGCAATCTATATCAACCACTATCTCTCTTCAGGAAAATCAACGATTCTCAATGAAACTTGGATGACAGGTGGTCTACGGACGTTTGGAACGATTAGCACGACATCTTCTCTCAATGTTGGTACAACCATATCAACACAAGGACTTCTCGCAACATCATCGATCCAAGTCCCCTATGCAGAACTCCAACTCTCCTCTGGCACTTCTTTGAACATTGCTGGACAACTCGTTGCAGCTTCCACCATCTCAACCCTTGGTGCTATCAATGCAGGTGGAGCCATTCGCACAACATCCAATCTCTTTGTTGGTCTTTCCTCTTACTTGAATGGATCGTTGTATGTTGGAACATCGGCTCTGTTTCGTGGAACAATTTCTACCAATGCAGATGTAGCTGTTGGTGGACAGCTTGATGTTGCAGGTAAATTGGATGTACATGGTGTTTCTTTCTTTGAAACAACAGTGAGTACAGCTGCACAACTCAATGTTGGGGGAACACTTTCTACACAAGGCTCTCTCGCAGTTCGTGGTGACTCTGTATTTCGTAGCTCTATTCTTGCATTGAGTTCTATGAGTACACTTGGCAACTTCATGGTAAAAGGCTATATGTCTACTCAGAGCAGTGTTGCCATTGGAGATTCTCTTACCATACAGAATTTTCTCACAGTTGGGTCCAATATTTCTACAGGTGGAAGCTTGCTTCTAGGTGGATCTCTTTCTACGCTTGGATCTGCGTGGATTGGCGGTGGTCTTTCTACTATCCAACAAGCCTCCTTTGGCAGCAGCGTTCAAATCAAAGGATCTCTCTCTGTCTTTTCCTCCCTTCAAACATCCACTCTTTCTGTCTCCTATGACGCAACAGTGGAACGCAATCTACGTGTTCTTAGTTCTGCCTATATATCGTCCTCCTATGCAAAAGCTTCCTACATTGGTGACTATGATGCTCTCACTGTTCCAACAACGACCTATGGTCTTTCCAATTACACATCAACTCTTCAAGTTGGTCTCTTTTCAACGCTTGGAAACATGACCATTGGTGGAACAGTGTCGACTACAAAAGGTCTCTTTGTGGGTGGTGGAATTTCAACCATGCAACAAGCCTCCTTTGGCAGCACTGTGGAAGTTCTAGGAAGTCTTACTGCTTTCTCTTCTCTCCAAACATCCTCTCTTTCCGTTTCCTATGATGCAACAGTAGGACAAGATTTAGAAGTTCTTCGCGATTCCTATTTATCCACAACCTTTGTAAAAACAGTTGTTCTGGCAGAGTACAATGATGTAGATCTCGGTCTTCCTACACATTCCTATGGATTTTCCAATTATACCTCTACACTTCAATTCGGTCTCTTTTCTACAACAGGTGCTATCAATGCTGCTGGTGCAATTTCTACACTGTCGAGTCTGAATGTGGGGAATGATGTATCTGTCTATGGAGGACTCTCAACACGCACCTTTGTTTCTACACTTGGATCTCTTGGGGTAGGTGGAGATTCTTACATGTATGGGACACTTCGTGTGAAAGGAGATACAACCTTTGAAAGTGCTGTGATCTTTGATGGTACAGCTCCTTCCTTTGCAGGTGCAGACTATACTGGGGATGTTTCTATTGCTGGAAGACTTCTTGTTGGAAATTCAAATGGAGATTTCGTCACAGTCACAGGAGCTCTTCTTACATCCCAAGCAGCTTCTATCGAAATCGCTGGGCATGTGAACGTTGGTTCTGATATTGTCGGCTCGAATGATATGAGTCTTCCTACAGGAAGAGCGACACTTAGCAGTGTACATGTAACAGGTGATATTCTTGTTTCAAGAGGGTTTAGTACAAATTCGATTGCTGCCTTTGCACGTCTTGTTGTCCTCAACGATGCCTATGATCAGCAATACTATCCTATTAGAGATGGTGGAGGAGGTCTGGATCTTTTGAATGTTTGGGGAAATTCGTATTTTGATGGAGATGTCACAATCAATGGTCTCTTAGATGTGTCTGGTATTGCCTTGCCACGAAATGTAAAAGTAAGTACTATCACTGCTGGTGCAGATGTACCAGAAGGACAAATGTGTTCGACATCTCTGTTTGTCTATGGTTCCACACTTCTAACAGGAACTCTTTCTACTGCAGGGCTTATCACAACCTCTGGGCTTATTTCCACAACAAACTCTGTAGAAATTGGTCAAAACCTCCATGTTCTTTCCAACGTTTCCTGTCAAGAATTTTCCACGTTTAACAATGCGTGTGTTGGTGGAGATTTGTTCACCTTTTACAACCATTACTTGGGAGGCGATGGACTCATTGCAGGACATCTTGAAGTGAATACTGGAACCATTGGTGGTTTGTTGATAAGTACTCCAACGATGTCTTCTGTTCTCGTAAATGCTTCCAATATCTTTGTTGGGACGGTCGGTTCAAGATCAGACCCCTATGTTGTGGATATCACTGGAGATTCTGTCTTTCGAGGAAATCAATCGATTACTGCATTTGGAACAGCTCCTGGTATCTATTTCGAACAAGATGATTTGAAGTCCTATAGTCTTTTTATGAGCAATACTGCTTTTTTTCTAACAGACAATGGAAACTCAGCAACCTATCAACGTCTCACCTTCTATCCTACAGAAGGTGTGTATGGACCTGGTCTAGGTGTGGGAAATTTTGTTTCTCAGCCTGATACTGATACAAATTTATTCTATACTCTTGATGTCTATGGAACTACAAATACAAGCACCATTCGTGCAGGAACTGGTTCTATTTCTACTCTTGGTGCTATGAATACAACTACAAGTACTCTTCTGACAAGTACACTCTACATGGGAGATCCGACCTATGATTCTCGGTTTCCTCTCAATGTAAATGGCTATATTAACGCAACAGGCTTGTATATCAATGGATCTCCTTTTTCCTTTGTCCCAACTCCTCCACCACATCTGTCCACGACAACCGTGACTGCTTCTACAATTTATGCAAGTACACTCTATTCTGATACATCCTATCTCACTCTTGTGAGTTCCACCCAAGCAAACGTTCGTCTTCTTAGTACCACATATCTTTTTGCAGATCGTACAACGCTTCAAACTAGAATGTTGCCTACCTTTATCACTCTGGATGGTTCTGTCGACACCTTTTACACAAGTGTAGATTCTGGAAATACTTGGATTTCTCAACCAGCAGGATTTCTCGTAGGACTCACGTTGAAATGTATAGCATACGATGGAACACAATGGCTCTTTGGAGGTTCGAATGCATCGGATGAAATGAGTGTATGGGCTCTCACAGATGTCTTTGATTCAAATGCAACAGTCTATGAAGTCAGTTATTTGTCTGGATCTGTAGGAACATGGAAAGACTTTGTATACAACGGTTCCTATTATCTCTTTGTTGGGTCGAACAGTATTAGTCCAGACTATTGCATGTCTACCTGGTCTGGTTTGTTTAACAATCTCGTTCCCAATGAATATGACGCAATTGTTCCAAGTGCTTCTGGAAGAACATTACAATCCTGTAACAAGGCTGTGTGGAATGGGACGTTCTGGGTTGCTGTCGGTCTTCCAACGTCAGGTGGTCTTGCAACCATTGAATCTTCGACCGATGGTTTGAATTGGTCTGCATCCTATAACACCTTTACATCAGAAGGTACATCTGTTGCATGGAATGGAAAACTCTTTGTAGCGGTAGGATCTTCTTCTGATGCTTCTATCAAGTATTCCTATGATGCCGACTCATGGACGAATACAAGTGTTACGACAGATATGACAACCGTTGTTTGGAATGGTCTTCTTTTTGTTGCTGCAGGTGGATCTTCTCTCTATTTCTCCTACGATGGAATCACATGGACAGCATCCACTGGAACCTTCTCAGGAATTACGAATGGAGTATGGAATGGATCGCTGTTTCTTCTCACTGGATCTTCTGCTGTGTATAGTTCTTCTGATGGAATCAATTGGTCTACTGTAGGTTCACCAACCTTTGTTTCTGTGGGATATTCTTCCAATGTCACAGAACCTGTTCTCATAGGCAACACCTCCTTTTACACAAGCCAACAACCCTCTTACACAACTTCTACAAATTCTATTCTCATGTATTCAAATGCATTGCTTATGAACAACACTCTTTTTACAAACACGACTGGACAAGTCGGTATTAATTGCAATCTTCCTACCTCTGCTCTCACCGTCAATGGACGTGCGACCATTCAAACTCCTGGATTTCAAACACTCTTTGTTGCAGGTGGGAGACTTTCTTCCTCAGGATCCAATCTTATCAAATATAGTACAGATCGACAGACTTGGACGAATGCGTCTGTCTTTGGATCTGGAACAGATTGCACATCGATCTTGTATGGAGGACCTGGGGCTACTACACAATTTATCGCATCGATTTGGAATGGATCTTCCACGTCTCTCTTTCAGAGTCGTGATGGAATTTCTTGGGATTCCTTAGCCTCTTTTACAGCGTTAACAAGACTCAATACAATTGTTTGGACAGGTAGTTGGTATGTTGCTGTAGGGTCGAATTGGAATGCATTTGAAACACAAATTGTTCGTTCGAAAGATGCAATCAGTTGGCAAAGAGCTGCTTCTGGGTTCTCTCCTTCCTTTGCCTTTGGAAGAGGAGTTTCCTATTCTGCTGGAACAGGAACTCTTGTTGCAACTGGAAGTGTAAATGCAGGTGGAACAGCAAATCAATCGATTCAAAGATCCACAGATCTCGGTGCTACATGGACCACAAGTGGAACAAACTATGCACTTGGCACAGGAGGATATGCCGTCGCAAACAACGGATCGAGTAACTGGGTTGTTGTGGGGCAAGGAAGTTCTCCAAACAACTCTATTAAATATTCGACAACCGATGCTTCTTCTTGGTCATCTGCCTCTACTGCACTCTATACACTCTTTCGCTCTGTCTGCTGGACTGGTGTGAATTTCGTCGCTGTTGGTGATTCCACGATCTATTCTCCAACAGGAGCTAGCTGGACAACAGCTGCATCAGGAGCATTTTCTTCTGGGGGATACTCTGTGATCTATGATGGAACCTATGTGATTGCAACAGGGAATGATGCAACAAAACAAATTAAGATTTCTTCGGATCATGGATCCAACTGGACAAACGTCACCTCTCTTACAGGGTTTTCAAGCTATGGTCAATCTCTCGCAACAACCTCCAATCTCACAGCAGATTTCCAAGTGACAAATACACTGTATGTAACACCTGGAAGAATTGGTATCAATTGCAATGCTCCACTCTATGAACTTGATGTAAAAGGAAATATACGATCAAGCAATGTTGTCTATCCTTCCGATCGACGATTGAAATCCAACATCCAAACCATTGAACACTCTCTTTCTACCATTCAATCTCTCAGAGGTGTTTTTTACACGATGCAGTCTGAAACAAAACGAAGCATTGGTCTTATTGCTCAAGAAGTTCAAGAAATTCTTCCTGAAGTCGTTCATACAGATGCATCGAGTGAAAAGATGCTAAGTATAAACTATGCACCTATCGTTTCTCTTCTCATTGAAGGGATCAAAGAATTGTCAGACAAATATACAATTCTACAAAGTACTCTTGCAGCACACATCTAAACCCAGTATCAATAACTCTCTAACACCGTAGATGGCCGCTCCTTACTATTATAGACCTTATCTACCATCAGACTCTGAATTGTCTGATGCAGATTCTACAGACGACACGTGGAGTGGTACAGAGTCTCCAACACCTTCTGTTTTTACAGATGTGGAAGAACTCACAGATACAACCCATTTTGTAGGCCCAGATTATGCAACTCTTGCAAAAGGATTGCAGGCCCCTCCTATTGATGCAGCTGGACCTTCTTTTGTTACAGTTGTTCAACAAGATTTGTATAGAAAAAATAGTACTGAAAAACTCAAATATTCTCACTTCACACTCGAAGGAGATGAAGATGAAATATCCGGCGGTGAATTGAAAACGGAAAGGAAAGATGTTTCAACTGTTGTCATGTTACAATCACGCGACCGCGATAAAAAAGTCTATCCACAGCCCATGAATTGTCAACTCTTTCTTCCACGTATCTATAAAAATGTCACAAGTTTTTCTATTTCACAATTAAATCTTATTTCTGCGTTTTTCTATTTCCGCCCACAGAAACAAAACGTCACAATTCAAGTCTATGAAACAGATCGAATTTCTTTTACAGGTTCAAATATTCTGTATGATCTAAGTGGAATTGCTGTGCCTTATAAACCTGTTCTTACCATGCGAACAGGTGCCTATGATATTTCTGCTCTTCTCGCCGAACTCCAAATACAATTGAACACCCCTCCACTCTTTTACGATTTTCTCAATGGATTTTCTGACTTTCTTCCACTCTTTTCTGTGAATGGAGATTACTCTGTGAATTTCAATTATCCAGGGGATTACTATTACGATGCGACAAACAAAGTCTATGTTCCAAATCCTACTCGTTCTCAAATTGCAGGCTTTTATTTCTTGAATCAATTCGCAAATCAATATCAATACACGATTCAAGAAGTGCGTGTTGCATATTATTACCCTGTTCTCAAAGAAGTTCTTTTGGATGAACAAACGGATTTTAGCAAACTCAATCTATCCTATGGAACGTTGAATCAACAAACTGTCATTACATATTTACTCTATTCTTTTTCAGGAATTGATGATGCAATCGCCTATCAAATTATTCTACAGAATATTGATGCTCTTGACTTGTATCGCATTCAACACACGTTTCGCTATCATCTTGTGAACAACTACAGTTGCACCTATACAACTACAAACAACCGTGTCTCTATCAAAGCAGTGAGTTTGAATACATCTCTTGTGAATCTGTTGAATGCACAATATGCTGTGTATTTTGCACAACTTCTTGATCAATTCAAAATCACGGTGGATGAATACAATGCTCTTGACGCAACAAATACAATTCTTCTCTCGATTCTCCAAGATTTCTACAATTTCATCCAAGTCAATATGGCAAAATACTTTGCTATCAACTATGGGACCTATAGTCGTGATTATTTTGAATATCCAACAAACACTGTTCTTATTCGGAATGGCTTAGATGCATCTGGTGTATCTCTTAGCTATGACGTAAATGTCGTCGCTGTTCCTCGAAGCAACGATTATTTCCAAGAGTTTCGCAATGATCCTCCGCATTATTGGTCTCATATGAGAAACTTGGGAGATATCGAAGGAGGGCAACGCAATATGGGATCTGTCTATCAAACCTTTCCAACCTCTTCCAATTTCCCCTATAGCATTGCACAGAGCAATATTGATTTTACACACAATTTTATCGATTCTTCTGGAAAAATCTATATCGATTACCGTCGAAGAGCTGGAGATATTCTTGTAAATGTGGAAGCAGGAAAATACACTATCTTTCAATTCCGTTCTACATGTCGCCAGACTCTGCAAGTGGAAACTCTGCCTCGCCAAACCTTGTGGAGATATCCTGCGTGGAACAAAAACAACAGTGTCGTCTATCCTATCCAGACTCTGTTCGATGTAAGTTATGCCTATGTGGATGTATCAGGGTTTCTCTTTGATAAAGTGACCTATGATGTAAGTTACAACGCGATTGTTGGATGGTCCAATCTCTATGACACAGATACGCAGTTTGGAAATACCTTTTCACAATCTTCCAATCTCTGGGGTTCTTCCAAAGAACAATTCACTATTGTCAATTCCAATGGAAAGTTCTATCATTTTCAAAGCCCTCTCCCAGTTCCTTATGCTCAAAAAGGTAGCAATGCTTACACATATACGTTGAATCTCACGTTCACATCAGAACTCTTTACGTCCAATGTGCAACAACCATTTCCTTCTGATTACTATGCGTTTCTCTATCATGATATAGGTGCTTTCAACGCAGATATCAGTGGAACACGACTTGAAAAGCCTATTCATTACAAAGAACGTATTTCAATCCCTTCAGGATCTCTCTCGAATACCTATAGTTTCACGACCTATGCAAATCAAGACTATTATATTATTTTCCGTTCTGTAGGCCTCACACCCACTCTTACACAATATCGTATCATTCCGTGGTTTCCCAATGGATTCACCTTTTTCACTCTATCCAATGATACAAATTTCAATCCTTCCGCAGATCCTACAACTATGTTAAGCAACTACAATGTTGCAATAGAAGCAGATCCTGCATTCATTCGTCTCCCTATTCAATCCAATCTCTGGATCAACAATACTCCTGCAAATGCAGTCATTAATCAACCTCTATTAACATACAAAGCTCCTATTGGATATGATGTCAGTGGGTACAGCAATGATCTGACAGACTATATCCCCTTTCGAAAAGACGATCATTTGTTTCCAATCAATCCTTCTGCAACAGTTTTATGTGATCCTATTACGAATTATATATTCCAGTACAATTCCCCCTATGACATTGATCTAGATACCTATTTTTACCCTGGATCAAAAAATGCAGTTCTAAAACCAGGAGGTACAGAATCCTATATTTTGAAAGATGTTCTTACACGACAATATAAAATTTCTCATTATTATTCCACTCACTATATTCCTGATACGTCTCCAGGGAGTAATTATACAGCAGCAGATGTAAGTGCTTTTATCCAACCTTTTACAGAAAGTTCTACTACAAATGGACCTCTCTATGGATACAAATACCAAGGAGAAAACAACACTCTTGCACTAGGTCTTGGTTGTTGCGGTTTTACGTTTATTCCTCAAGATGGAGTCTGGGGTATCAATCGTATTACATTCAAAACGAATTTCTTGACAGACAATGCATTTAAAACGACGAATCCTTCCATTCAACTCTTGGGTATCTTTTACACCTCAGAGATTTATGGAGGGTTTACTCCTAAGATTCAATTGAGCAATGCTCTCGCAGTGTGTGTAAAAAGCCAACGTAGAATCTATACGAGTTCGAACCAGAATCTTGGATTTGACGCAGGGTATGGGACTTACTATTCTTTCTCGAATGTTCCAGAACTTCTTGTACGTACGACAGAAAAGATTACAGGATTTTCTCAGAACAACAAGCAATTTATTCCTGATCCAAGTGCATTCTATTCTGTCATCCCTTTTACAGGATTCAATGAACAAGATATAGCTACATCGAATTATGCAAATATCAAAGCGTCCTATGCTTCTGCAATTGTTACGACAATTCAAAATATCACAGGATCTCTCGTCGCATATCCCTATGCTAACACCGCACTTTCTTCGAATTTCTTCTATGATGGACAACCAACCCCTACAGGCCAAGGTCTGGTTGTGTCAACGTCGAATGCATCCCCAGGGATCTATGGACCTGGGTTTGGAAATGATGAGTCTTCTAGTCAATATGCTCAATCAAGCCCTATTATTAATACAAATCTGCACTATCTGAATGGTGCAAGCTTGATTGATAATCCGAATGCATTCTCAACATGGTCGAATCTTCCTATTCACCCAACCTATGTCTACGCTTCTGTTCCTGGAAAGATGATGCTTCAAAATGGAAATTTCGTCCTCACCTCTTACACCTATTACACAGATGTGGTACAGACTACACCACCCAATCGATTCTTTACAACTCTTGGAACCTTGACTGGAGATCAGATTTATCCTAGCAATGAAGAGACTTCTTTGATTGGTGTTGCTGGCACATCGAGTTCCTACGTCTTTCTTGGTGCATCCAATCTTCCTGGACAACCTTACAAACAACTTCGATTCAAACTCTACAATGCCTCCACGGGTGTTCTCACAGAACTTCCTATGAATTCCAATTATACCTTTTCGAACTCCTTTCAACTCCAAAAATTTATCTTTCATAATACAACTACATGGGCTTTTACAGCAGTTGTTGTTCCTGAAACAAAGGTTGTTCTACAAGGTGATCTTTCTTATTCTGCCACATCCTCTACCATGTTTCAAACAGTCTACTCTGGATATACTGATACAGAACTTCAACTCGATCCCCAAGGAACACTGGTCTATTTTGCGAAAATGCAATCACGCTCGACAGGCTTCACAAGTTTCTCTCTCTTTACTCTTGACAATATAAATCCTTCTTCCACATTTGGATCTACATCTGGGTTTACTGTGACGCTTGATACTGGTTCAGGCCTTCCCTCCTTTTACACACAACTCTCTGTGAGCTTGCCGAATTCGATTGAAGAACTTCTTCTTCTATCTCCTGATACAAATCCTTATACATTTTACAAACTGAGAAGTTATAGAGCAGGTGCAAATCCAATGCTTTCGAATGCCTTTGTGGATGAGTCCGTGCAAGTGTTTACAGATCCATTGAGCAACTCTATTGTACCTTCTCGCTTGATAGGTGGTGCACAAGGCTCTCGCTGGTGTATGTTTACAGACAGTCCTTTTATAAAAGGAAATCGAAATGATGCATATGATTCTGCAGTCACTCTAGGAACTGCATGGCAGATCTTTTTTCCAACGATCAAGATTGAAATGAGAAAGATTGCAAATGCTGATACTCCTATTCTTGATACAACTGGAATTACGTACCCTGAGTGGCCACATACAGCAATGTTTGCGTATTCTAACTATTCTTCCTTAGTCGCAGATCTTTCTGCAAATGGAGGACAGTGGGGCCAAGAAAGCAAAAGCAATTTTCTTGTAAATGATATTTCTTTTAATGGATTCTATTTTAATTCTTACATGATGAATGTTCCTCTTCTACCGAATGTGTCGAATCCATCGTATGAAACGGATTATTATATTGCAGTTCGTGGATGGTCTCCTACAGAATCGTTTCAGACGATGTTGCGGTTCTATCTTCCGAATCGTTACGATTTTGGATTTCTGCGTTTGATGGATATATCGAATGAAGTTCTCATAGCAAATTCCAATTCCTCTCTTTTCAACCCTACCTATTACACTGCTCTTCTTGCGTTCAATAGCAATTTTGTCTTTACTGACAAACGGTTTGGAACAAATCCTTCTCAAGGGTTTTCTGGCAGCAATTACACATTTACTGGCTTTGGAAGTTTTTTACAAGAATATACTCAAATTCAACTTCAATATACATCGAATGCTATTATTTTACAAACAATTAAAGATTCTTTGAAAACCTCTATGAATACATTTATTCAAACACAAATGAGCAATTTCATTCCTGCTTCAGCACTTCAACGACAACGATATACAGATCCATTGACTTTCAAACTTCTCTGGAAAACCAATCTTACTCCAGTGTATTCGACTCTTGATGATGAATGGGGGCTTGGGTGGAATTTAGGGTATACAAAAGAAGATAGTCCTCTTGCGGCAACCATTCAAATCGCATCCTCTTTTTTCAAGATTCAAGATGATTATATCTATTTACGACTCAATCCAGAATTCAATATGAATCTTCTTGATGCTGGTGGAAAAGAAGACTATAAAACGACACGAGAATCTACTGGAACAACAAGCCAGTATTATTTAAAACTTCTTCTAACATCGTTTGGAGGAAATGCAACAACCTTTATTCACAATCCTATTACATTCAATCCTCCCATTTCAAGACTCTCGAAACTCAGCTTTCAATGGATTGATCCAGGAGGGAACATCATTGACAATGTAGACGCAGAATGGAATATGACTGTAACGATTGGAGAATATTCCGATGTTGCATCCATTCCTGATAAGATGACCTTTAAGAATGAATTGAAACCATTGGATCCACGAACCAATGAGCCCGCAGATCTCCCTGATGGATTTCAAGAAGGAACCATACAACAATTAGGCAATCAAATGAAACAACGACTCCAAGAAGAACTTCAAGGAATGCTTGATGAAGAAAACGAAATTCTTCTTGAACAACAACAAGAAGAGTATCTAAAAGGACCCTATGAAAAAACAACACCTAGACAGAATGAGTGATGGAACGAACGAACCTCCTTATGATCCTAGACAACCTCCGCCTTGGGGTGGTCCGCCGTCTCAAGCTGTAGAAGCACGCTATGGTCCTGCAGAACGTCCTTCTGTCTTTCCTTTCGATGATGCGACTACACAAAATCCGAATTTAGTACCACCTGTTTGTCTACGAACGCATTGGGATCCTGAAATGATTGTAAGAAGGACATTACCGACGCAACAAGTTTCCACTCCCTTAGATCCCCGTCCTCTTACAAAGGTCTGTCTAGAATACGTTACATCCCAAGGGTTTGAAGATGCCCCTCGTCCTCCTGATGATCTTGTCTTTCCATCAGGAGGTGATACGTATCCTCCTACAAGGTATCGTGAAGCAATTGATCATGAATCAGAACTTCGTCGTCTAGATCGCCCTTTAGGAACATGTGAAAGAGATCAATACATTCCTCCTCGTTCAGGCGATATGTATAAACCAAACGCGACAGTACCCGAACGTCCTCCAATTTCGAGTCGATTCATTAGCGAACTCTCTTTTCCTAGTGTTCTCATACGTCAAGATTCATATGATTGTATTCAAGAAGATCTCATCAAAGCTGCAGGTCGAAGCCCTCTTGTCTTTAACAATGCTACGAAACAAGATCGGTATTCTGCTATACATAAATAGGAGGAGTGGTTCCTCACATTCAGAGGAAAAAAAGGTTGTGGAAAGAATGAAAGACTGCGGAACAAAACAAAGAAGGTGAAATGAAGCTACATCAGAGTGTGTGAGATGATAGAATATCTTGCATTTCTTGCAGTAGGATTTCTTATTGCAATTCTATTTTACAGACAATCAAAAGATCATTTTGAAATCTTACAAATTGATGGAGAAAGACTTTCAGAACTCCCGACACTCTATCAAGAAAAATCGCCGATTGTTGTGCGTCAAATGACTCTTCCTCTTCTGGGAACAGAATCAGAACTTCGAAAACGTCCTCATCTTTTGAAACTTGCGGTGAGTCCAACCTTTACGCTTGGACATCTTCTCCAATCTCCAGATTCTCTTGCAGCGTTTACGTTTACAAAAGAATCTGCAGAATTTCTTGCGAAAGAGTCTGGGGTTTCCGTATGGTTTCAGCATATGCTTTTTCCGAAACTTCTTCCATCTCCCTATACTGCACCATTCTATACTTCCAATGTCTCTCTCTGGCCCCATCACCGCGGATTGTTCAAAACAACTGCGTTTCAAACCGTTGTATATCCTACCCAAGGAACCATCCATGTAAGTCTTCTCTTATCGTCTATGATTCCATTTCTTCCTTCTCCATGGAAAGAAAGACAATTTTCCAAGCTTACTCCTCAAGATACACCTCTCTTATCACAAATCAAATTTTTCGAAATTATTGTTCGAAAAGGAACACTTCTTTTACTTCCTCCTCATATTCTCGTTGATATTCGATCGTCTTCTGCTTCTGCTTCTGCTTCAGCAGAAAAAGAAAAAGAACACGCTTGGACTTCTATAGCAGAAATACACCACCCTATAAGTCGTATTGCAACCTAAAACCACATCACATATAGTAAGGAAGGAAGTATGGAACAACTTCTTCAGAAAGCATCACACCTTTCCGAAGAAATTCTCTGTCTTGCAAAAGCATCCTATTCCTTGTATGAAGATGCGAAAGAATGTAGAAATCTCTATACTGAAACCCACCCTCTTACACCTGCCGCAAAAGCATTCTTTGGAGTTTCGAATGCATCTCTTCAAACTCTTTTACAAGTGTGTCTTCCAACTTGGAAAGAGGAACAACGTATTTCTCCAACAGGACGTACAATTCGTTTAGGAGAGGAAGCGTCGTTGTTTGGTCTAGAGAAAGAAACAGATGTAGATGTCTATGTTTTCTATGAGAAATGTCTTACTCTTTTCAGATCCTAGAATGCGGCCTAGATATATACATAGTCTACTTCATATTCATTGTTGATTCGATTCATTTCTTTTGATAAGGTTGTATCGAGTTCGTTTCGAATATTTTGGCGTAAGCTTGGTGTTATAGAGGAATCTGCTAAAATACTTTCGACTCTCGTTCCAAAGTCTGTCTTTGCACGAGGTATATAGGTCTCATAGTATGGTTTTGGCATCTCATCAGGTTGTTGTATAGTTCTATTAGGAGTATATTCACTGTATCCTGCATTCACGATAGACGTTGGTTGTATCGGTCCTAGAGGAGGGATGGGAGGAGTAGGTATACCTTGTCCAAGAAGTCCAGTAGGTGTTTGAATCGACCCTAGATCAAGAGGAGGAGGCGGAACAACAGGAGGTGTACTGATAAAGGGAGGAGGAGACAAGTCTCCTGGATTGTTCAGTGTCTTTTGGACACATGATACAAAATTCGAACGACATACGTCTTTTGTAAGATTACATGAAGTTCCTAGGCCTGGTGCACAAGGCTTTGGAGTTGTACAGACTGAATAGTCTTTGTAACAGGTTTGAAACGGTTGCTTCTCTACATTGTAGACTGTAGAGGAAGAACTGAGTCCTGTCGTAGAAGCTTCTATCATGACTTGAACACAGGATTGAAGTTGAGAGTTGCAATAGGATGCTGTTTTGTTTTGTTTACAGTTTGAATAATACATTGTGCACAGACTCTGGAGATCTGATGGTAAACCTGGGGGCATTGTCATAGGTTGATCAATACCGTCAGTAAAATATTCATAGATTCTTGAGGGTGTGTCTGTCATTCCAAAATACCAATGAAAGGCTACAATTCCAGCAACAAAGAGAACTAGACTTAGAAACCATGGTGGAATAAGAAAAGACGCCATACTATATTACTCGTATGTTTTCTATTCAAACACATAGTTAATTTGATAGATGTTATTTTCTCTGTTTTTTATTTCATCGTTGACTGCAAATTGAAGTTCGTTTCGAATGTGTTGACGGACCGATGGAGTTGCAGTAGAATTCTGTAAGATTGCGTCAATCTGTGGACCAATATCGGTTGGAGATTGGACATTCATCGTTTTGTATCGATGGGGAATATATTCGTCTGGAGAGATTCGTATTTCACTTGGTGAATATGCAGCAGCACTTGCACCTGTTGCGGTGGTTCCACTTGCTCCTATGCTAGAAGAGGGTGTATTCGGTAGACTTACACCTGTGAAAGAAGCTCCAGATGTAAATTTAGGTGTCATGTATTTGTCTTGGATGCAATGTAAATATTTCTCTTTACAGACTTCATCGAGATCTATAAGAACACATTTTGTATAAGCGTTCATGCAAAAATGATTGACTTCTACGTATACCGGATCTGTTTCAGGATTGACTCCAAGACCTTTTTGGAAATCACTTAGACTTGTATCGGGGGTTTGCCCTGTGATGTTTGAGCCATACAAAGCAGTATATGTATCACCTTGTTTCATACGAAAGACATCCTTTGGAACTGACTTTGGATCATACGGGAGAGAAACTCCTTTTGTTGCAGTATCTCTGAGACTATTGTACGATTGTATGAAGAGACTTGCACCTGCTACAAGACCTTGTTGAATCAAATTGTTGGATGGCAGTGGTGCTCCTAAGAGTGCAGAAGAAGCACTTGTTGCTGCAGAGATTCGATTGGTTCCTGCAGAGATACTGGTATCATTTGGTCTATCATCTGTTCCGCCATAGTTGTTATAGCCTACATAGGATTCGAGAAGAGGACTCTGTATATGATCTTTGAACCATTTGATAAAGCTTTTCCATTCTTCAGGATATATGAATGCTAGCGTTGCAGTTCCTAGAGTCACTACAAAAATTCCGAGCATCACAATTGTAATGAGACATTCTACAATGAACTGCATCATACTACAAGCTAGTTGAATAAAAATTGCCGTACCTCCAGCTTTTTCAAACAAGTCCACCCATATAAAGGTTTTCTCTTCTATCAGTACAATGGCTTCTGAAACGAAAGATGTTCCCACAACTGTGTCGTTTTCCTCTGAAATTCTTGTTGGAACTGCAGCTCCTTTAGACAAACCTTTGAAGAAAAACAAAACGCCCAAAACAAGCCCTAGTTTACGAGCAAAATCCCCTGCTCTCGTGAAAGAAGAACCCACTCCTCTAACACTTCTTCCAACTGGCGACACGGCGAAGGACTCCGAGAAGACTCCGAAACTCAAGGAGCCTCTTCTTGATCCAACGGAAGATCGTTTTGTGATCTTTCCTATTCGTCATTCTGATGTCTGGGAAAAGTACAAGCAGCACATGGCTGTTTTCTGGACTCCTGAGGAAATTGATTTGAGCAAAGATATGGCTCACTGGGAAAAACTATCAGAGAATGAAAGACATTTCATCAAACATATTTTAGGATTCTTTGCTGGAAGTGATGGGATTGTTATGGAAAATCTAGCATTGCGTTTCATGAGGGAAGTCCAATGGCCAGAAGCAAAATTCTTCTATAGTTGTCAAAATTTATTAGAGGCGATTCATTCTGAAACATACAGCCTCTTGATCGACACCTATATAACAGATTCTATTGAAAAGACAAACATTTTAAAAGCCATCCAGACTATTCCATGTGTTCAGAAAAAAGCTGCTTGGGCACTTCAATGGATTTCCAATGACGATGCTTCCTTTGCAACACGTCTCTTAGCGTTCGCTGCTGTGGAAGGAATCTTCTTTAGTGGTGCATTCTGTGCTATCTTCTGGTTGAAACAGCGTGGGTTGATGCCTGGATTGACGGTGAGCAATGAGTTCATTGCGAGAGACGAAGGCATTCACACGGACTTTGCTTGTCTCTTGTACAGCAAGCTGGTGAATCGCTTGACAAAACAAGAAGCATTTAAGATTATTCGTGAAGCTGTGAAGATTGAAAAGCAATTCATTACAAAGTCTCTTCCTTGCGAGTTGATTGGTATGAATGCAAAGATGATGAGTCAGTACATTGAATTTGTAGCGGATCGTCTTCTTCTGCAGCTAGGCTATCCTAAAGCCTACTCCGCAACGAATCCCTTCTCTTTCATGGAAAGGATTAGCTTAGAAAACAAGGACAATTTCTTTGAAAAACGTGTTAGCACGTATGCCAAGGCAACGGTTGGAAAAGAGAGAGAACAAATGGTGTTTCGAGTGGACGCCGACTTCTAGAAGGACATATCGGAGTAAAAATCTTCTATGTCTTCTTTTTAGTATACTATGAAGAAGACAAGGAAGCTCAAATTTTGGCCTGAAAAATACTACAGAGGTCTCACGAGAAAACAGAAACTCAAGCGAAAGAAGGAGATTGAGAAATTTGGTGCGAAAGACTGGAAAGATCCAAAGGCTTACACTGGATTTCGAACGAATACCTTAGGAACGTCGAAACCATCGAACTACACCAAACAGTGGAAACGTCTTTTTCCTCACGCAACATCCCTCTTACAGAAGTCCAAGGCAACAGGCGTTCCTCTGCGTTTTATTCAAGAGTGTTACAATCGAGGAATGGCTGCGTGGAGGACTGGGCATCGTCCGTTTGCAACACAACAGCAATGGGGCTACGCGAGAGTCCATAGTTTTCTCTTGTGTGGAAAAACCTATAAGACGACCGATTCTGATCTTGCTCGAGAGGCAAAAGAATCTTCTGTATCTGCAAAACGATGGTGGAATCGTATGTGCCGTTCTTAGAGGATATCTAAACCTTTTTTGCGAGAAATAGAAAAAATGGAAGGGCATCCTTGTATCAACTGTAGACATCCTACGAACAGTGCACTACTCTCTCTTACATGCAATCACGCATTTCACTTAGAGTGTTATATGGTATATTTAGAACAAAGAGAACAGTATTACAATAGAGCAGAAATATATGATGGAACGTGTCCAACATGTGATGCTGTTCTCTTTGATCCAACGTTTGTAGATGAAATCCATCAAACGTATCCGAGAGGTGGTATGGATGATCTAGATGAACATCCTGCAGTTCTTATTCAAACGGACGAAAGCTTTCATACACATCTTTTAGAGTTTATCAAGATTGAACAAAAGTATCATAAAATGTACTCTAAATTACAAAAACATGTGACTGCTATGATGAAAGAGTTTCGAAAAAGTGTTGATATGTCTGTTGAATTTATAAAGGCTCAAAAGAAGTTCTATATGTCTCAAGTAACAAACAATGATTTGTATAAAACATTCATAAAGTATAGGTGCCACTTTAAAAAGAAATATGCTTTCATGAAACGTTCGTATGGAAGTCTTCGAAAACTCTATGAATTGAATCGAGTGCAAGGGATCAAAGGACTTCCTCGTATTCCTTTGCGGTTTCGAGCGAATCGATTTCATTATTACTATCGTTCGAGCCGTGATATGTTATGGAGATTTAGGAGATTTCGAATATGAGCGGATCTTTACGGATCTTTACTGACCTAAACTCCGTATCATCGATGATGGATAAGGTGTAAAGAATCAGCAAAGGATCCTGCGGATCTTTACTGACCTAAACTCCATATCATCTACTGTAAAGATGAACGACGTTCTCTGTATCTTTCTTTTTGTAGGAGTTGTTTCCGTGTACCTCTGGCTTGTTGTAAAACTTTCTCCAGATACGTTTGACAATATACATGCTAAAATTGAGTTGTAAAACGATACAAACTACAGGTCCCGGCTTTCTGATAGAATGGATGTTCTTCTCTTACATGGCGTTCCTTATTGGACAAATATGAACAATGAACTTTTCCTCTATGGTTCGAATCCTCCCCAGAAGATAGGAGTTGTAGAAGGAACTCCTAAAACACCAGTTCTCATGGAAAACTGGAAAGAAAAAGCGAACGATTGGCTCAAAGTGTATCGTGCAATGCTATACCAGAATACATTAGACCAGAAAGCAAAAAAAGTGTAAGGAAAGAATAGTATGGTGAGACAAAAAAAATTCAAACAAGGACTCCTAGTCCTCCTTGTTTGTTTTTTCCTATTATGGATTCTCTTAGGATATTTGAGATATAGAACCGAGGGGTTTCAAGAACCTCTTGTTGTCTTTTTTCAATCGTTTTGGTTTATGAGAGATACAAAGCTTGATGAGGGATCGATACAGACAAAGCGTTCTTTTTTAGATCTTATGGAAATGATCTTTGGTGTTCCTGTGACAGAAGGAACTCTAGAGTCTTCCAATGTTCTCATTGAAGCTGGGAATTATGATGAGACAGTCATAGACAAGAAACCTTGGAAGTATAGTTTCTATTTTTCTGGAGAGCCATATTATACAAAACATCCAGAGAAATACTCCATTGTTCTCGCATATATAAAAGACTTCTCGAAGAATTTCGTCCCTTTTCCACTCTATCTTCTTTATACACACATTCGTCCGAATCATAAAGAACACTATGGATTTCCTCCTATGCTTTACCCTGTAATACCTCCAAAGAAAGGTGTCTTGGTTGTTATCTCAAACGATCGAGCTCAAGTGAGGAAACATTGTATTGACAGAATGGAAGCTGCGGGTATTCCATTGTACTTTGGTGGAAAGTATAGGAACAACATTGGTGGTCCCATTGAAGCGAACCATTCCAGTCCAGAATTCTATGATATTGTTGCACAGTATCGTTGTGTATTGACTATGGAAAACAGTGATCTAGAGTATTATATTACAGAAAAAATCTTTCATGGATTTTCTGCAAACACTGTTCCCATTTACTGGGGCTCCAAGCATGTTACAGAGTTTTTCAATGAAAACCGTTTTGTGAATGTTGTTGATCCAGAGTCAAACGATTGGATTCAAAAGATCCAACGACTTATGGACGATGATGCGTTTTATTTGAAAACAATACAAGAGCCTGTGTATGTAAGCGATCCACCAAACCTCACCTTTGACACAGTTGCTGAAGATTGTAGACGTATTTTACGGTTGTAAACGTATTTTACGGTTGTAAACGTATTTTACGGTTGTAAACATATTTTACGGTTGTAAAATAGTTCAGCTTCGCAATAAAATAGTCCAGCTTCGCAATAAAATAGTTCAGCTTCGCAATAAACGTATTTTACGGTTGTAACAACGAACCCATAAAAAATTGATTCGTAGTTTCCTAACTATAGTCTGGTATATACTATATGCAAACAATACCAACAATCGTTCAAGTCGTGACTAGAACAAAAAATAGTCAAGTTGCTTCCAGTGGATTTCGAGCGGAAGATCTCTTCTGTATACAAGAGTCTGTAAAACAAGCTCTTGGTACTTACTTTGGCAAGGATATTCGTACAATTGAAAAAGAAAAGCCTAGGAAAAAAACAGATCTTGTTGTCACATGCGAAGATGGAACAGTCTATCGCATACAGAATAAAAATGGTTCAAATCTAAGAGGGTTTAGTTGCAACCGTTCGAAACTCTTACAATTGACATCAGATCCTGTATGTCAAACACTTCTTGGAAATGTGTGTTTGAAACGAGGAGAAGAACGTCCCTTGGTTGGAAAAGAACAAAGTCTACTTCTTCTCAGAACCTGTATTCTTGGAAAAGATCCTTTGTTCGAACCCACCCATATAACACATACGCAATTGAAAGACTCGACTCTTACATCTCTCTCCATTTGCACAACAGAAGTCTTCCTCAAACACTTAGAATCTGAATTGTACGAAACAATGCTTCCTAAAAAAACATGCGTGCACATAAGTCCTAGTATCTATTTCCAACGAAAAGGTGGTGGGAACAAAGATGCTTCTCCAGAGGATATTCAAACAAAATGGAAACAAGGTACTCTTAGTAAAACACTCTTTACACATCTTCTAGGAGACCTCTAGATGAATGCGTATCTAATCTCTCTTTTTGCTGTGGGGGGAACTTCTGCACTAGGAAGTTATTTTACATCAAAGACTGTGAATTCTCCATGGTATACTTGTATCAAGCCAGATATCACCCCTCCCTCTTACGTATTCCCGATTGTGTGGACAACTCTATATATTCTTTTTTTCTTTGTGTATGCTCTTGCTCTTCAGAAACAGTTCTGCGTCTCTCTCTTTTCTCTTTCTCTCTTCCTAAATGTTGTTTGGTGTTATCTGTATTTTGATAGAAAACAAATTCAAGAAGCATTTATTATTCTTCTTACTATGGTTTTCTTAGGTGTTTCTATTCTTTGGATAGCAGTTCAAAAGAAAGAGTATCGTATTCTTACACTTTTTACACCCTATGTTCTATGGATTTCTTTTGCATCCTATCTCAATTACGAAAGTATTTCAAAAAAAGAGAATTGCTAGCTAGTTGTCATGTCTTTGTGACCAATCTAGAACAATATACTTTTTTGTATTCAAATCTGATTCTTTTACAGGATAGAGATTTCCATCTGGACCTCTAGCCAATGTTGTGTATTCAATCCATGTCTCAGGAAATTTTTTACGAAGTCTGGAAAGAATATCATCCATATAGACTTCTATATCATCTGTTACGAGAAATTCATATCTTGCTTTTCTTGTATGTTTTGCGACATAGAATGCTCTTATAGAAATTCGATGTACAAGTTCTGAAGAAAGTGTGGTATCTTGCTTTTTGAAACTCTTCAACATGGAGATAGGGAAGGGTTGAGTGATTTCACTCAATGGACTCAAACGCTTCAATTTTTAGGCTAAAAATTGGAACCACTCGATTCCTCTTTTACAGGGTACCAAACATGGATTCTTCAAACACGAAACCCTCCCCACGTCATATTGTCTTAGAAGCCCATGTAGTGGCCTGGTTAGGAAACTACGTGCACTCTGTAAAAGAAAGTCTTCGAAGAAAAGCAATAGAACTCAGTACCCAGAACACTTCGGTCGTAAAGCAGTCTGTCCCAAAATATACTGCATCCTCTCACGATCGCTCTTAAATGTATAGACACGAGATGAATTTGAAGAAGCATAGCCAGCATCCACTGTGCTTTTTTGCACATAGACACTGTTTGCAGCATTCTGAAAGTCAAGTGTTTGAAAGACAAAATTTGTACTTGTTACGCCACCTCCAGGCAAATAGCGTAGTTTAGGAGTATAGTCTTGGCTCATTCTATCAGTATGTAATATTTGCGAACTTTCTTGGATCTACATTGCTGTAATACGCAACATGCGATGCTTGGCCATTGCTATACGAAAGAGCAGCATCTCCTGTAGGAAATATGTAATAACTTGTAGGAGTTCCTGCAGCCCAAAGAGTACTTACTGTATAGTTGTACGACCAAACATGATTGAAATAGGTCCAATCATTTTTGTATCGATTGTATTCTTGAAATCCCATGTCATTTCTCACTTTTCCAAGAGGATATTGACAGATTGTGGAAATTGCTTCGGGAGAAGGAGTCACTGTGTTATAGTCAAGTGTATTTCCACCGCCAAAGAAGGAATACATCTATACTTTCCAATGATGAAAATGTTTCATCGCATTTTTCTTTGTATCTCCAACTCGATGGTTGTAATGGAGAAGAACCCATGGTTCTTGGTTCCATCGTAGAGATTGCTGCCAAATCCCATTCCCAAATTTGGATCGATTCAATGTGGTGTAAGGTATATCAAGCATATTCAGACGTGTTGTTATATAAGGTTGGTCTTGACCTTCAGAAGCATCCCACAACGCTTCGTCCATCTTATACAACCCTTTTACAGAAGCTGAGTGATTGGTTGCAATGACTCCAGAACATGGTGCTTTACAAGGAGTCTCGGGTGTATGTTCTTCTAGATGAGAGCAATCGCATTGAAATGCATACGGATAGATTTGTAAAATAGGAAGTATATACTGCCAAGGATCTTTTTGTACAACAATATCTCCATCGAGATACAAAGAATAGTCACAAAGTTCTTCTGCTTGTTCAATAAACCAGTCTAAGATTTCGAGTTTCACACGATTCAATGTACGGAAATGATTGCAACCAAAGGGTGTCACAGAAGAGTCGGTATTCTTTTGTAAAGTTTTCCATAGAACACAAGGAATTCGTTCTCTTCTGAAAAAATCCCATGATTCTTTATCACAACAGATGATACAAAGAGTCCATCGAACGTTTGCTTCTGTTTTCAACCATTTCAAAAGATTCAATGTGTAGAATTTGTATCCCCATGTTGTCATCGTCCAGACAATCTTCCCCTCTTTTACAAAAGTCGCAACGCGATCTCTGAGAGGAATAGAAGGATGCATAGGTACGTCTTCGATATTCATTACAGAATACAAAAGAAGAAAGTTTAGGCCTGAGGAATAGCAGCTTTTTCAAGGAACTCTTTTATATTTCCAGAACAAAGAGTTGGTAGAAATGCATTGATTTTTGCAATTGGCCAATTCCACCATTGAATCTTCAAGAGTGTTTCAATCTGTTCTTCTGTAAAACGCAACTTGATTTCTCTAGCTGGATTTCCTCCAACGATAGAATAGGGTCTTACATCTTTTACAACATGACTATTGTTCGCGATAACAGCACCATCTCCAATCGTGATACCAGACATAATCGTTGAATTATCTCCAACCCACACATCATTTCCAATGGTTACATCTCCTTTCGTAGCTGGATGTCCTTTTCCATCAAAGGTGTGAAAGGTTTCTTTGTTTATATGACCAAAAGGATATGTTGTAATCCAATCTGGTCTGTGATTTCCTCCCAAATAGATCGTTACATTTCCAGCAATAGAACAGAATTTCCCACATCTGTAGTTTGCTCCAGAACAGGCCCATCGAATTTGAGGAGTTCCATACGAATAGTCGCCTGCAGATACAGACATTCTTTTGTATCGTATGTAGAGTTATTTAGACCTACTGCAGAGTAAAAAGATAGAGAAGCTGATTCAAATTTGCTAGTATTTCATCGCGAATATTCATGAGATCTGTGTCGTTTCCCTTCAAGGACTTTGTAAGAGGACCTTGTAAATAAGCAATCCCCTCTTTTACAAACGGTATAGAACTCTTGTCGTTCAGCTGGCGAATTTTTACAGAATTCGTACTGCTCGTAAGACGAGGACGACCATATTTTCCCATCCACACTTCTACAAAAAGATCAATGTGTTCGTCCAATTGTTTTATAATATCATCGGTTGCTCTATGTCTTGCGTGACTGATTGTGTTCCAATGATAGAGTTTAATGTTGTCTCGGAGCGTGAAAAAAAAATGAACATGAGCACCTGACATTCTACCAAGCACCCCTAAAATATGCAATGTGCTCCGTTTGTAAACACAGCTGTAAGAATCTCACAATTCCTCATACGCCATTGGATTGTCAATGGCGTCGTACGTTGTATTGTTACATATGTTGTTCCTATGGGCATTCTCCACCTATCTGCCCAGATCAAGAAGCAATTGCATTACGTTCTGGAAAACTCCCAACACAACCAAACCTCTACTGGAGAGTGAAACAGGACCCAGAGTCTATGAAAGAAGAAATTATAAAGAATGGATTGAAACCATCCTCGAAACAAGACATGAACAAACAGATACTAAGAGATCTTTCTAATACACAGATTCCTCTGAGAATTCTGCTGTTCTATTAGATGGTCTTTTCTTCAAGGACATTTCGAAGACGATTGGCTTTTTCCATGAGAAAATCGAAAAAGAAGACTCGTAAGTTGAGGAGGAGAAAACAGAAAGGGGGGAACAATGCTGGCATGGTTCCGTACCGTGGAATTCCAAAGAATGCTGTTGTTGTGAATCCTATGAACTGGCAAGCGTAGCGTCCTGCGTAGCGTCCTGCTTAGCGTCCTGCTTAGCGTCCTGCGTTCTATGTAATAGAAAGAAGGCCTAAACTTTTCTATCTTCTATAGACTAAATGCCACCCAATGCAAAAGGAGGAAAAGGATACAAGAAGGGAAAACACACTTCAGATCAAGAGGCCAAGTATGTCTCTTGTGAAGAAGGGCAAATGTATGGTCGTATATTGAAAGCACTGGGAAATCGTAGATTTCGAGTCTTTTGCAATGATACCAAACAAAGACTCTGCCGTTTGTGTGGATCGATGCGAAAATCGGAATGGGTGGAAGAGGGAAAGGTTGTCATTTTGAGTGTCAGAGGGTATGGAACGTCTACCACAGGGAGTTCAAACGTGGAAGAGATGGGTGATATTCTTACAATTGTGGATCCACGAACGTATTCCAAGGTAAAGAAAGAAGCTGGAGTAAATCCCATGCTTTTTACAAATGTAGAAGAGCAAGATGCTGCAGAAGTAAAGAGAAAAGTGATCGCAGTGAATTCTGGAAATAGTTTGGATATTGAAGATGACTTGTTCGATCGTGGAGAGGAAGAAGAAGAGTCTGAGGATTCTGCAGATGCAGAAACAGAGTCAGAAGAAGACTATTCTGGGATGAACCCACAAGAGAAGAAACTTGCTATACAAAAGAAATATGATGAAAAGACTCTTTTGCGAGGGAAAGATATCCAGGCAGCAAGATCAACCAAATACAAGGAAGAGGATATTGATATAGATGCGATTTAGAAAGATAAATAGCATCCAACCTCCAAGGAGAATGGGGCATCGAAGTAGAGATAGAAGTTTTGACGGCTTCCATTTACAAGATACATCAAATGAACTAGTAGCAGGGTATATGAACCAAAATACAAGCATGTTCGAATCAGCTCATTTTGGAGATGCAGAAGATACAAGACCAGCAGGAGCATTTTTAGAAGCACTTGGGGGAAATTCTGATCCAATTCAAGGGATTGTCACACAAGTCATGTCAAGACATGTGTCAGAAAGTACTCCTGGGTCAACTGCAACACCTCCATGGGGGAAAGATTCTATTCCTCACGGTTCGAACTGGAGAAAACGTCTCCGAGAACTCTTGATACGACAGAATGAATCTGTTTTATCTTTTTTGTTAAAACCTGCTGCTGAACATACTGTTCTTGGAACAGTCGAGACAGTTCTTCGCAGATATGCAATACGCCATGATGTGGATCCAGCCTCTGTATTGACAGTAAAAGCACTTTGTTCTGATGTTTCAGGTGCAATACTTATTCAAGAAGAGATTGAGGATTCTTTGAAAAAACGTGGGCAGAGTTCTTTATCAGAAGTGAAGTCGCAAGTGACTGGTTTGATTGAATTGTATAAGGCAACAGGGGAGAAACTCTTGGATTGTGAAAGTAAAATGGCATTTCGTTTGGAAAAAATGGATAAGATTCAACAAAGAGTCGCATCCTTCATGGAATTGCAGACAAATGATGCACTTCCAGCGGTGACCGCAGCTTTAGAAAAATATTTAGAAATTGCGTTTCGAGATCTGCATATTGAGACACAATACAAACAGCTACTCTTTCTCTACCAAAAACACATTGCTCTTCGAGAAGCAATTCAGCTTTTTAAGACACCTCACCAAGTGATTTCAGAGCCAATGTGTCCTATCTGTATTCAAGAGACTGTTACAACTGCGATGAGTCCTTGTGGCCATACATTTTGTGGAGGATGTTCGAAGAGAAGTGTTATGGAATGTTTTGTCTGTCGTGGAAAAATACGAGATCGTTTGAAATTGTATTTTAGCTAGAATATTGGAGTATAATTTTATAGTCATTGGGACGTAAGAAGAGTTCATTGGCGGTTCGCCACTGTTCTTCATCCCAACCATAGGTTTCGCCGGCAAGTTTGACAATCCGTTTTGCAAGAGTCCACCAGACTTGTTCTGCAAATTGCATACCAGATTGTACAATTGGATCTTTTTCGAAGGAGTCCATGATGATGAGGGGACTCGTAAAGTATGTACATACTGCTGTTTGATTTTTAGTTCGAATAATTAGATGGATGCTATGATTGGAGGAAAGAGGAAAGGACAACCTACACGAAAACGTCAGAAGGCTGGTGCTGGAGTTTCTCTTCAAGCGAGATTAGACTCGATTGATCGACGACTAGACATGTTAGTAAGTCTTCTCGTAGAAACTCCTATCCAACCAGAACCCCCTCTTACACAACCAAGCTCTTTTGTAGAACCTGTACCAAACCCTGTACCAGTATTTACAAATCCACAAGATGCATCATATCCAGTACCAAAAAAGAAGAAAAAGTCTGGTTGTCCCGGCGGTGTAAAGGCATTTAATGAATTTGTGAAGAAGTTCCGAGCAGAACTTGCTGCAAAAGGACAACAATCGAATTACCAACAAGAACTTCGAGCAGCTTCAGAAGCATGGAAGATTCATTGTGGTTCTGAACCTGAGCCTTCTCAGCCTGTGATACAACCACCTATCGTTGAGGAGCCAGCCTCTGATTCTGACGATTCGTATGATTCTCAAGATTCTGAAGACTCTCAAGATTCTGAAGATTCTGAAGACTCTGACGATTCTCAAGACTCTATCGATGCATATTCGAATGTAGCTCCTGCTGCTCCTGTGTCGGTGACGCCAGTCCCTTCGCAGGTGCAGGTGCAAGAACAAGCTTCATCCAACAGTCTCTCCAACGCAAATGCTATGTTGATGGGAACAAATACGAATACAAACAGGAATAGAAACAGAAATACAACAAGGAGGAACAATGCAAATTCAAGGAGGAATACGATACCTTCTTTGGAAGAAGAACAACAAGCTCTCGAACTTCCAGGAACATTAGCAACCCCTATTGTTCAAGAACAACCTTCTCTTCTCAAATCCATTCAAGGAACACTCTCGTCTCTTCTCCCAACTGCAACACCAAAGCCTGCGGAACAACCTGTCCCCCCTCTCCAGAATTCACGAAACAGCCGAAACAACAGTCGATCCAATAAAAATAGAGGGATGCAAGGGCAGACGATCACATACGACGATGATACGTCAGAATATGGAATGCGACGTGTCGATATAGATGGGAACAAGTATTATCTTGCAGAAGACACTGGCGAACTCTTTCTTCGTAATTCCAACAACTCGTTGGGTGAGGAAGTAGGTCGTTGGAATGTCAATCGCATCAGGTACTCCTAGAGTAGTGGCCTTTACATCTTGGTCTAAACAACTCCTTCTATACACAACAAGAGATGTCGACCGAACTTATACCCGCTTCACAAGAAACAGATTTGCAACAGCTTCCACAGATGATTCAAACGTGGAAACAATTGCATGAGCAGACTTCAAGGCTGAAGGAGGAGATTCGTGAGAAAATGAAGATGCAAAAGGTTCTCGAGGGATCCATTCTTTCCACGATGACAAAACATAACATTGGTGCTTTGGATTTGAAGAACAGTGGTGGCCGCCTCTTGTATCGCAAGAGACAATCCAAGGGGTCTTTGTCCCAGAAGAATCTCCAAGAAATGGCTGCAAACTACTTGAAGAGCGAAGATCAAGCCAACGGTCTTCTTGCATTTATCAGCGAGAAGAGGGGTGTAAAAGTAAAGAATGTATTAACCTATGAAAATTTGTAAAAAGACTAGATAGAATGAGTAGCAGTGGTTTACTTACGGCAATTACAAGAGCTTCTTTGGAAGGGTTTGTAAATCCTGGGAACAGTCATCAGGCGAAGGAAAGTTACATTGAACTGGTCGCGGCCATTCTCTCTTTCATGATTGCACTGATTATTCTTTCTTTGATTGGAAAGCTTCTCTGGAACGGCGTCATTGTAGAACTCTTTAGTTTTGCAAAGCCGATGAAATCCTTCTGGCAAGTTCTAGGGTTGTTTTTGTTTGTTTCGGTGTTTCTAAAATAAGCAGTATAAGCTTCTCTTGTACTTGCGGAACGAAAGCCATTCTGAATCCATTCTATACATTCAGAATGCCTTGTGCATGCGTTATTCCAATCCCGGCCTATCCAGATACTTCAGATTGGGGTCCTATCCTCTGGTCTATTCTCCACGGACTTGCGGAAAAGTCTCAACGTAATCTCCTTCCCTCTGACGAATTGCGAGAATGGTCTAAATTTTTGAAAATGACAGGAGATCTTCTTCCTTGTGAAGCATGTAGAGCTCATTATCAGCAATATCTGAAAGATCATCCTTTTATATGGACTGTTGAAAACTATGGAAGTCTGAAAGTCTTTCTGAAACGATGGTTTTGGAATCTACATAATGAGATCAACGTAGAAAAAGGGAAGCCTGTGTTTCCCTACGAATCTTTGGAAGAAACATATAAGTCTGTAAATTTGCAAGATAAGATTTGGCAATTGAAACCCGTTTTACAAAAAGCGATTCAATTGAATGGTGTAAGTCTTTTCAAATGGAAACATTGGTATAATAGTTTCTTAATGTTACGTTCATTATTATCGTTTTAGACCGCTGGACATTTCAAACGGCGATTGTTCTAGTAATATCCTGAGTATTCGCCAAGCTCATTCAAAGAGTCTGGAGTGTAATATCCTGGATCTCTGGGGCCTAATGCTCCAGCGATCGTGGGTTCTCCTTGCAAGCAAGACTTTCTCGCGGTATCATGAATATCTCGAAGGAATCCATTGAGAAGATCTTCTGCCTTTTTCACTTCGTCCGCAGACAATGCGTACTGAGCACTGAGTTCCTTGAGCAATACGACAGCTCTTACTTGCCATTTTTCAAAAGAAAGCTCGAGATCACGAGGAGAAATTGTCTTGGAAAAACATCTTCCAGCCGTTTCTCCAATAGGTTCAATATCTTCTGCAGTTACAAACTTCTGTCGACGCGTGTTTTGAACAACATATTCTTCATTCGTCATATCTTCCTTGAATGCTGTGAGTTTCTGAAGGAGTTGTGTAAAGTCTCCTAGAAATCCATATCCTTCGTCTGTGCGAGGCTGTTTACTCTCAAAGATATCCAAGAGTTTTGAATCATCTTGTCCACCTGAAAAATTTAAGAATCCTTGGTTTGGAAAGATATTTGTGTATAAGAACTGGCTTCTCTTATTTCCTTCTCTCGGCGAAGGAGACATGTTACGAAATCCAGACTTATAGCTAGGGGGTGGTACAGACTTTTTCTTGAAGTAAAAAATGTAAGCACTGTACACAGCTACCCCTGATATAAGAATCGCCAAAGCAAGCTGTGGTGGTGTGAGACCTAAAAATCGGGTATTCCTGGAAGTGTCTTCCATCTGCTGGTATGCAGGAATTTCCTACTTTGGATCTTCTGTTTCTTCTGCTTCTTCTGCTTCTTCTGGTTCAATTCCTTTGCTGCTGTATGTAAATAATTCTGAGAGTATATTTCTTTTTGTATCTGCTTTCTTCATCATCATCTGGTCAATATTCATACTGGCTTCCTCCTTTAACAGGAGTAAAGTGACTTCCACTGTTTCTTCTTGTCCAATGCGAACAGCACGACCGATGGCCTGATCCATGAGGGCGGATGTCCACCAGGGGCTCATGAAGACAATCTTAGAGAAGTGCTGGAGGTTCAGACCTACACCACCACTCTGGAGCTGTAAGAGGAGGATTTGGTGTTTTCCTTCCACGAGAGCTCTTCTCGATTCCACCAAGACAGTCTCTTTCTCCACATCAGTCAGACCACCATTGTAGAGTTGGAGGAAATCGATTGCCGGGCTCGTCTCAAGATAGCATTTGAGAATCTCCATCTCATCACGAAACTGGCAGAAGACGATCCAACGGGCCTCTTTCGAACAGCTTTCTATCTTGTGTTTGAGGGCTGCGAACTTTGTACTTGGTACATCCCAGTCGGGACGATTGTATCCAGGCCACTCCCTCTTACGGGCTGCAATGTAGACTTGAGGGTGGGTAGACAACTGGCGAAGCCTCATGATAAGCTGGAATCTCGCTCTAGGATTGTCTGAATCGAGTGCTTTCCAACGCTTCAGAAGGATACCTTGCATACCCTGGTAAAATTCCTGTTCGTCCTCGCTGAGAAAGTCAAGCTCTTCTTTTTCAATCTTTGCAGCGTGTGGGAGCTCTGGGAGCAAGGGACGCATCTCTTCCATAGATCGATGGAGGCAAGCTTCAGTCATGAGGATCTTTAGCTTCTCAAAGGAGCATGTCTCCTTGTAAGAATACCCGATCAGCCTGAAGAGTGTTTCAATATCTCGTCTCGCATTGATAATTGGTGTCGCTGTGGCAACCCATGTAGAAGTCCTCGTGATTTTCGCAATAGCTTGGTAGTTCTTTCCATTGGGATTGCAGGCACGATGAGCTTCGTCGAGAATGAGTCGCCCCCAAACCCTCTTAAAGAGGGAGGGACGAGTCAAGAGCTTGTCGTAATTGGTCAGAAACAGGAAGGAACTCTTGGAACGAATCTTACCAGACACTTTCCAAGAGACTCCATCTGCCTCTACGATGTTGAATTCGGCCTTCTTTGCTGCAGATCGCCACTGTTCTAGAACAGCTTTGGGACACAAGAGGAGAGTCTCAGAGAGAGCGGTGTTTTTCATGAGGCCTAGGAGTTCCATCGTCTTCCCAAGCCCCATCTCATCACACAAGAGACCACCAGAGTTCTCTTGACTCTCTCGCTCAATCATCCACTGAATACCGCTGATCTGGTGGCTCTTGTAGGAGAAGCCTTCCCAGAGGGGAACAAGTTCGGGTTGTGGTTCCATTTGCTTTGAAAAAAGGGGGGACCAACGCCATGGCCTCGCCCTTTCGTTCAATTTTTTCTGATATATATATGTTCTGGTGGAGAGTATCTCTCCCTTAGTTTGCCTTGGGCACTTCTGCAAGAACATCGCACGCCTCTAACACACTCTCAGCGAGTGCGGAGGAATTTTCGATGATCTCCCTGATGCTCTCCTCGTCGAGCTCAAGAAGCATTCCAGTGATTTTGCCGACAGTCATCTTGGAATTGTTCTCCAACTTCTTGATGTGCTCCTGGACCTCGACCTGCTTCATACCTTCCTCAATCTTGATGAAGAGTTCCTCACCGAGAATGTCTCTCTTGGTTTTTACAGGCTCTTGCTTTTGCAAGAGGGATGGGAGAGGAGTAAAGGGAACAGGAGCATACTGGGCCTCAGGATACATGATGGGGGGGAAGGGGTAGTATGCAATACCCTGGTGCACCAAGACAGGAGGAATGGTTGAAGTCCTCATGATAGGAATACCAACTGTTACAGGTCGAGCCGTTGCGACTGGTTCCTGGTGCAGCTGGATGACTTCACGGCGTTCGTGAGAAAGAACCTTCTTTTTATAGACAGGCATTGGCAATTTGTTCATCTCACACCACTTCGGCCAAGACAACCGCTGGTGGCGGCGTTCGTAGAAGCCTACAGGCACTGTGGGAGAACCGATGAGTCTCACAACAGCTGTCTGGAGATGACTGACACCTTCTTCATCTACCATGTTCCTTGATGGAAAGAGCTTGCGGCCAATTCCTTGCTCACCAGGGTGTACAAACACACAGCAGCCGTCATAGGTGCAGTTCGCTCCGTTCTTGCAGGGGCGAGGGGACTGGTGTTCTGGTTTGTCGAGCTCAGCGTTGAAGGGCCAGAGAGGTGCTTCGGTCATTTTGTTCTAATGCGTTTGCTTTCTTCAATAGGGGGGACCTTACCTTGGGTGATAGGCGGCAGTTCAACTTTTTTCGTTCAGAAAAAAGGGGTTCTTGCAACTTTTTTCGTTCAGAAAAAAGGGGGTTCTTGCAAGGTTTTCCGCACAGAGGAAAAGGGGCTAACAAAAAAGAAGTTTTTTTTCTTTCTTTTTTCTTTCTTTTTTCTTTGTTTTTTTGTTTTTCTTTGTTTGTTCTGGTTGTTTTTATAGCGTCTCTACTCGTCAGCAGGGGAGTCCGTGTAGCGAATTGGCTCACTCTTGTTGCCGGCCTGGTAGTATCCAACCCAGGGGCCAAAGCCTTCGCCATCTTCGTCAACTCGCCAGAGGCCGTTCGTCTCCTTGTCGATGAAGTAGTCGTCATCTTCGATGCTGATGCGAGACGGTCCTTCTGTCTCTTCCTTGGAAGGCTTGGAGGTCTTCGCAACCTTGGCGGCCTTCTTAGGAGCTCCAGGAGCCTTCTTCTCCTGGACAGGCTTCACAGGTGTAGAAGCAGCCTTCTTCTCGACAGGCTTCGCAGGTGTAGGGGCCTGCTTCGCCACGACCTCCTTCTTCGCCGCGACAGGCTTCTTGGCTGGGGGAGCCTCTACTTCTGGCTCAGGCTCTGCCTCAGCCTCAGCCTCTGTCTCTGAGGCCACGGATGCTTCTTCAGAGGCAGGGGCATGTTCTTCTTTGAATTTGGTGACGAAGGCATCGTACACTGTGGTGTCTTCAGCCTTGATGATCTTGACAATCTCGAGACGTTCCTTCTCAAGAGTGGCATCTTCGAACCGCTCGGGCATCGTCGTCTTGCAGTGCTTGACGAAGGCGATCCAGGCAAGAGTGCCGACGGCGGCTTTCCTCTTGGGCTTCTCTTCGTCGTTGTCAGACGTCTTCCTCTTCGAGGCTGTCTTCTTGGTGGACACCTTGCCTTCCTTCTTGATGAGAGAGGAGAGGTCGACGTTCAAAGACAGCTTCTCTGAGAAGCTCAGCTCGGCCAGAAGGGTGTTGATTTGTTCGATAGCGGACATTGTAAGATCACTTGTTTACTTGGGGGGACTGATCCTTGAGGGGGGCTTTGGATTCAATTTTTTTCGGTATGGGAGTCTTCGTCCGTGGGAAGAAGACAAGAGGAAGACAAGAGGAAGATGGGGGAAGACAAGAAGAAGACGGGGAAGACGGGGGAAGATGCAAGATAGGGGGTGAAGATATCTTCAATTTTTAAGAGCGGTTGAAGAGGGTGTCTTGTCTTCGTCTTGTGGAAGAGGAAGATGGGGAAGACGAAGACAGAAGAAGAGGAAGACAGAAGAAGAGGAAGACGAAGAGGAAGATGGGGAAGACGAAGACGAAGACGAAGACAGAGGAAGAGGAAGACAGAAGAAGACAAAGACCCCCTCTTACACCTCTGGGAAGACGGGGAAGACGAAGACTAACCCATAGTAAAAATTGAACAAAATCGTCACAGTAAGTACAAGTCCCCCCAAGTAAACAAGCAATACAAAGAATGCAATCGATTGAGAATACTACCTACCTACGAGAGATGGCGGCTCTCCTGATGAAGAAGTACGGTGCCGATACCGTCAAGAGGTGCTTCGACGAGCAGTGGATGCAGTCAAGCCAGGAGGACCATGTCCAGGTCAACACTCCTCTTGAATCCGAGGACGAGATCATGGACATGTCTTTGGAGGAAGAGGTGGTCAACGAGTCTGACGAGACTAAGGAGTCTGAGGAGACTAAGGAGTCCCAAGAGTCTGAGGAGACTAAGTTTGCTCTTGAGTCCTCTTCCTCTTCGCTCAACAGCGAGAAGAAGCCTCGTATCGTCTACAAGAAGACCAAGCTTGACTCGAAGAAGCCCATCCATATCGTGGATCTGAATAACATGCCTGATCTTGTCAAGAAGATCCGTTCTGGAGAGATCCCATCCCCTACTCCATCGGTCTCTTGGACAGATGGGGTTTACGATCCACACCATGAAAAGCCCCAGGCAATTCTCAGCTATCTAGCACTGAATGGTTCTAAAACAAAGAAAGAGATCATAGAATCTTCCATCCTCCCCAACATTAGCATGAGGAAAAATTTGATCCAGAACCACCTCCGCGAGCTTCTCGAACAAGGCCTGATTGTACAGTAAAACAAAGAAACAGTAAGAAAAACAAAGAAAGAAAAACAAAGAAAAGAAGAAAAGGCAAGACCTTTTTTCGTTGGGCTTTTCTGTGGTCAATTCTAGTATTTTTTCAAGTAAAATTTGAAACTATCGCGGGGGGCGACATGAAGTCCCCCCAAGTAAACAAGCAATACAAAGAATGTCTTCCACTTCTGTACGCACCCGCAAATTCCTTCTATCGAGCCAACCAGTCTCTGAGCCGCAGAGTATCAAGTACTGTCTTACGACTTTGAAAGATGAGGTGGATTACCACCCCATTTATCAAAGGGACATCCGCTGGTCTCAAGAAGCTATGTGCGATCTCATCAGCACAATCATGCTTTCTGGGTTGATCCCTGGGATTATCCTCTACAAGCTCCAGCCAACTGATGAGAAGAAAGTCTCTTCTCATGAGTGGGAATGCATTGACGGCCAACATCGTTTCTTCACTATCTCTCACTTCTGGAATGGAACCTATGTGAATCTTCCAGGAAAGAAACCCTTCCTCATCTCTTGGAAGTATGAGGGCATATCTGTCTTCTACAAAGAGACTGATGACATCAAAGCCTGGATTGCTGAGAATCCTAGGACCAAAGTCGCTTTCATGACTGACGAAGAGAAATCCTACTTTAACAATTTCAAGCTTGACATTCGTTCTATCATCAGCCCTCTTGCTTTACAGCAAAGGCGAGAGATCTTCACATCCCTGCAAAAGGGGGTGCCTGTTCGTGGTTCTGATCTGTACAAGAACTACACAGAAATCCCTTTGGTGAAGTTCATTTCTGAAGAGAAGAGATGGGAAGAAGAGCTGAAGCAGAAGCTCTTGACCCGTCTGACCATGCAACCCAAGCTGTACTGGCTCCATTGGATCATCCGCCTCTTTCTTATGAGCATAACCGAAGATGTGTGTGATATGTTCGTCATAACTGACTCCGAGATTACGAAGTATATGAAGACAAACTCTCCTAAACTCGCTTGCACGCCTGAGGAATTGGAAAACTTCGAATTATATATCATTCGCTTCTTTAACTTCTTGGATTCTCTCCCTTCAGGGGTAACACTCTCCCCCACCCACTTCTATTCCCTCTTTGCCCATCTTATTAACGCAGGAGAGGATCGTGAAAACATCCTTCGAGACCATATTCGCACATGGTCGAAAGAAGGGTTGGGTAAAAAGTACCGCAAGATGTGGGAGAACCGTGGAGATATTACGCCAGACGAGAGGCTAGACTACTTCCAACGTTGCTTGGACCAGCTCGAACGTTTCACCACACCTGCTGAGAAGATCCCTGCAAGAAAAAACATTCCCATCGCGATCCGTGAAGCTATCTGGGATAAGGCCAAGAAAGAAGATGGTTCTGTCTCCTGCTACTGCTGTACAAAGGAGCTGAGTCAAAAGAATTGGCATGCTGGCCATATCGTTGCTCATGCCTGCGGTGGTCTTGACAACGAAGAAAACCTGAGACCTGTCTGCATGAGGTGCAATGATTCAATGGGCACTGAAAACATGGATCAATTTAAGAAACGCTGCTACCCAAAGACCCTATAAAGAAAAAGAAAAAAAGAAAGAAAAACAAAGAAAACAAAGAAAAAAGCCAAGAGCTTTTTTTATGGTCCCAAAACTTGATCTTTCAGAAGAAACCTGTCGTTTTCCAAACCCTGCGGTTTTGGAAAACTTGATCTTTCAGAAGAAACCTGTCGTTTTCCAAACCCTGCGGTTTTGGAAAACTTGATCTTTCAGAAGAAACCTGTCGTTTTCCAAACCCTGCGGTTTTGGAAAACTTGATCTTTCAGAAGA